CAAGTCCCCTGACCCAGCAGTACACGGAGATTGTCGAAGTGTGGGTGATGGCGACACGACCCTGGGCAGCGGCACCTGCCTATGAGCAGCAACGTCGTCGTGGAGACCTTTGGCGATGGGCGCACGCCGGCCCAGGTCGCGGTCGAGCTCACCCAGCTCGCGAATGACGACGCGCTCGACTGTGTGGTGGTGGTCGCCATGGGCGGCGACAAAGACAAGACCTTGCACGTGCTGTGGAGCACGGCGCTGCCGATCAAGCTGTACGGGCTCTTGACCCATGGCTCGATCCGCCTGGGCCAGCTCATGGAACAGGTACTCGATCACGTCGAGGACGACGATGACGCGGCTTAGTGGCAACAAGTCAGCACGTAACGACATTCGCGGCCGGGAGGCACCATGGTTCACAAAGCAACGCGCTCGAAATCGAAACCGACAACGGATCGCCAAGGCGTCCCGGAAGGCGAACAGGTGAAGGCCCCGAGAACACGCGGTCAGACTCATCGAGGTGATCCAGATGATCCGGATCCGCCGGCCGACGACTACACCAACCCGCTGCTGGAGTACTGATGAAAACCAAACCAGTGGACCAGTTCACCGCTGCGCGCCGCGCCAAGATGGATCCGACCTACCACCTGGTGCTGGACATCGACGGCTATCGACTGGGTGCGACCGGGAAGGTGCGCTGGGATATCGAGGCGCTGGCGTGGTCCGAGAACATGGATCCCGCGAACGCGCTTGAGCTGGCGAACGTCCTTGAATTGGTCGTCGAAGCGCTCCGGGCGCCTGATGAATGACTGAGAAACGAGGCTACGGCACGAGCCGTAAAGCCACGCGACCGAAACGAAAAACACCGCCCGTCCGGCGTACCGCCAGGCGACGAAGGAGAGCGACATGACAAAGCACGCTGCACCAAAGAAAAAGCCGATGACCACCCAGCAGAAGAAGGAGCGCACGGCGCGCACCAAGACGGCCGTTGGCAAGGCGGGTGCCGAGGCAGGCAAGGCCCTGATGGCAACCCCGGAGCGCGCCCCCGTGCCGGCGTCCACCATGGGCAAGACCTCCGCTGGTTACAAGGGGGCAGGCAAGGGGCTGGCCAAGACCAAGGGCCTGGCCAAACGCCGACGTTCCGGTCTCGCGACCAGGAGACGCCAAGGCACCAAATGACCGGCAAACTATTGAACATTGAAGGAGGCTGAGATGTCCGAACCAACCGTCGCAGAGTCGACCGTTGACACGTTTTGCCCACACACGGGTGTGGATTGCACCGAGGGGTGCCATACGCGATCCCAAGCGTCGAGTGAGATCCAGGGGACGTCCCAGCGCCACTGTGTGCTGGACTTCTCATCGCTCGAACCGGAGCCCGAGAAATCCGACGAGCCGCCTGTCAACGAGACCGGCAGCGAGCGATCCGCCCGACTCAACGATGAGATCAAACGTATGGACGCACTGCAAACCGAGACCGACGAGCCCACGGAGGAGATCAAACTCACCATCCCCGAGGGTGAGAAGGTCACGATCCTGGAACAGGGCAAGGAGATCATCATCCCTGACTTGGAGGCGTTGTGTGAAGCGGTGATCGCGGCCGGGTTGTCCACCGGGCACGCCGATGACGTCGAGGGATTGATCGAGGAACTGATCATCCAGGCCAAGGAAGGGGTCGCCAAAAGGGGCGTGCCATCCAGGCCGGAGCCGACCCAGCCCACGGTGACCATGGAGTCGATCGAGGCTCGAATCGAGGGCGTCCAGGTGATCAGTCATCCGCCGACCTCGACGATCGTCGTGATCACCATGAACAACGGATTCGACGTCGTGGGTCACTCGGCCTGCGTCCACCCCGACAACTACGACGCCGAGGTAGGTGAGCGTATCGCCTACGACAACGCATTCCGGCAGCTCTGGCCGCTGGAAGGATATCTGCTCGCAGAGCAACTCATAGCCGGGAGGCAACCAGAATGAGCAAGTTCGCAGTTGAATACACGATCGCCGGAGGCAGCGACACGATCGTTGTCGACGCCGACAGTGCCGCGCTCGCCGGGAAGATGTGCCCGACGGGTCAACCCATTCGAGTCAACCAGGTGAGCGACGATGAAAAAGTCACGGACCCTGCTACGGGCACAACGAGTGACCCGACCTCAGACGATCCAGTCCAACCGACTCAGGAGAGCGGTGGAGGGCAGGCGCCCGACGCGCTCACCACAGGCGATCAAGCCGGTTCCCCAGAAGCCCAAGACCCGGAGGCCGTAACGTGAGTTACCTGTTAGTCAACGAAGCGGGCAGCGCCATCCAGATCGAGAACGATGCTTCTCGCTTGCCACGGTTCCTGACCAAGGACTGGCGGGCATTCACCCTCGACGTGACCGGGGACGTGCCTTTGGTGGGTGATGAAGTCACCCTGGGTGAGAGCAAGGTCACGGCCAAAACAACCACCTACCAGGTGGTCGTCGGTAGCGGGGTGGTCGGTGAAGGCACGGTCTCGGAAGCCGTCGAGTAGTGATCCTCTACCGTGACACCTGGCAAGGGCCCGAGGGGCTGATCGATGTGGTTCGAGCGAACCATGCGGGGAACCCGCGTTCCCAGCCGATCAACTTCAACACCTGGGGTCAGTGCAAGGAAGTCCAGGAGTTCATGCGCTACGCGATCGGCGTGGTGTCGCTCCTGCCTGGGTGGCACGGCAACCTGCATGCCTGGGTCACGATCACGCCCCCGACGAGCGAGCCCGGCAACTTCGAGCCGGGCTACCCGCACGATCACCTGGCCCACACCGTGGCACTGATCCACTGGCTGGATCCGGGCGACAACCCAGCCCCGCTGATCGTCGAGGATGCGATTGTCGAGATCCCCTGGGAGCACGGCACGATCGTGCTCGACGGCATGGACACGCATGCGTTCATGAAGAACCGGGGCTCCCGGTCTCGGGTTGCGCTGCTGGTCCTGGTCGAGCCAGCCAAGAAGGTGATTCATTGAGCAAGGTCGTCGCCTTTGCTGAATCGACGTGGATGGATCCGAAAACGGATCGCCGGATGTGGAATCAGTTGGGTCGCGCCTACGGTGTGACGACCTCGCTCTGGGACCAATGGGATCCACCCGATGATGCCCAGAGTGCCGTGGTGTTGGTGGACCAGCGAGGAGCCACGCCCCTGACCGAGTTCGAGCACCCTGTGGAGGCCACCTACGTGTTCGGGCGCACCGGCATGAACCGCATGCTCCAGGAGATCCAGCACGATCACTCAGTGCGCATCGACACGCCCCATCCGATCTCCCTGTTCGGCATCTCTGCGGCGGCGATCGTGCTGGCCGATCGCGAGGCCAAACTCCAGTGAGTGTCACCATCGATGCTGCCAACCTGGTGCTGATCGACGCGGGTGACGCAACGACCGGGTGGACGTCTTCGATGGGCGGCTTGAACACGGTGACTGCTGCGGCCCGAGAAGGTGGGATCGCGTTGCAGGATCAGGCCTCGGAAGAAAGTTATGAGGTGTTCCACACGATCACGTCGGAGGATTACATTGGTCGCACGGTGTTCGGCTGGCAGAAGTCGGGCGCTCCATCGGTCGAGGCTGACCCGGCGGGTCTCTCGATGGTGCTGGGTGACGCACTGCGCGATGTGGCGACCGCAGTTATCGCAGCGGCAGGGACTGGGTATGCCGCGCTGGAGGTGTTGACTGTCGCCACGGGCACGGTGGTTGCTGGCAACACGGCCGCAACGATCCGGGTGGATACCGTGGGTGGAAGCGGTGAGATTCTGACCTCTACGCTGACCGATGGCGGCGGCTATTCGATTGATGCCTCCTCGCCAGATACGGTCTCGGGTGGAGGGGGTTCGGGTGCTACGTTCACGCTCACGTTTGCAGCGATCCCGAATCGCATAGCCTTTGCAACAGGCGGCCAGGACAACTTCGGATTCTTCTTCCAGGGCTGGTCGAGTTTCCGGCTGAACCTCGCAGACCTGCCATCCAATACGCGGGTGCTGACGGGTGTCCTGGCTGACCTCGCTCCAGAGATCATTGTCGACCTTGGCTACGGTGGAGACTTCCCTGGCAAGGCGGCTGGTAACGCAGACAACGTCGGTTTTGACGTGCTGCGCTACGTGGACAACGCCGACCCGGCGCTGCTGATCGAAGGGGGCGCTACAGGTGATCGAGGCACGTTCCAGGAGATCGTCACCGAGGACGAAGACAGCAACAACGCCTGGGGTATCGCACGGATCCTGATCGCTGGATCCAAGGCGTTTGAATTGCAGTTCGGGCTCCAGATCGGCTCGCTCGACTCTGATGCGTGGTTCGAGGACTCGGACTTCCAGCTCTACCTGAACGGGGACATCCCCGATGCCGGCGCCGGGATCACCGCCGGCTCGATGGACATCGATTGCGTGGGCGACTCCGGATCCACCAACGTGGTCAACTTCGACAACTTCTTCATCCAGTCAGTGGGCACGGTCGCCAACTGGACGATGAGTGCGGATCTCGATGAGGGTCAGTGGACCAACGGCCAGTTCGTTGACTGCGGTACGTTCGTTTTTCCCGCCCAGGACGTCGGCCAGAAGTTCGTCAACGACGTCATCTTCGTCAACTGTGGCCAAATCACTTTCCTGTCGATGGACGCGGATGGTTGCATCTTCAACGGCACCACCGATCCGCTGGGCGCGATCCTCTGGACCGCGAGCTCGGTCGAGGAGAACCAGGACAACTTCTCGTTCACCTCGGACGGAAGCGGGCACGCGATCGAGATCGCCCTGAACACGGCCAGCCTGACCACCTTCAACATCTCGGGCTACTCGGTGTCGGGCTACGAGACCGCCTCTGACGGCACGACCGGCAACACGGTGTTCATCGTGGACAATGCCCTGGACGGGGACGTCACGATCAACGTCACCGACGGTGAGGGCACCTTCAGCTACGAGCGTGCGGCCGGCTACACCGGCACAGTCTTAGTGATCCAGACGGTCAGCGTGACCCTGAGCGGCGTGACGGAAGGCACCCCCGTGAGTGTCATCGCCAATGAGAGCGTGGGCGGCGTCACTGACGGTGACGTGCTCGATGAGTCCTTTGCCGACGTCAACGGCCAGACCGGATTCAGCCACAACTACGAAGGCGACCTGGACGTGCTGATCAAAGCGCGCAACCAGGGTGTTGCGGTCGCGGCTATTGCGGATGACGGCGGCGTCTTCACCGACGAGACCCTGGAGGCCTCCGAGCCCACGGCCGACGACGTCAACATCTTCCCGGCCACGCCAGCCGATGACGATGCCTTCTACTTCGGCCACACCGAGAGGTTCAACCGGGTCAAGGTCGACATCACCGACGCCAACGGCGTGGGCTCCGTGGTGCAGTGGGAGTACTGGACTACCAATCCCGTGCCCAACTGGGTAACGATTAGCCTGAACAACGTCACCGGCAACATCCAATACGAGAACCTGGGCAACCTGATCATCGACTTCGGCACGATCCTTCAGATCGCGCAAAAGACCGGGCTCGCTTCAATGGCCCTCACCACGGTCAATGGCCAGGGACCGTTTTACTACGTTCGCTCACGGCTCGCAGACTCGACCAACTCGAACCAGACTCGCGGGCGCACGATTACAATCGACGCAACACGCTATTTGGCCTTCCCTCAAGAAGGGGTCGCCGTCCGAACCATCATTTCTACAGGTCTAGCGGAGACAATCCCTTGGACTATCGATTCAATCTCAAAATTCGATCCAAGTGATTAGGAGTTACGCACAATGACCACCCTCGACCTACTGGGAGGCGACTGGAAGATCTCGTTCGATGACGAGAAAGTGAACCCGCAGAGCGGCCAGGCCGGATTGCGCATGCTGGAGTACATCTCCGGGCCTGTGCGAACCACCAACGAGGTCTACTCAGACTTCGCGGCCAACTCGGACTTCTTCCAGGCGATGACCTTCAAAAACGGAATGACGCCAACGACGCCGAATGCGTACGTCATGGCGAACGACTACTTCATCTCGCGTACCTCGACGGAGTTCCTGAAGGAAGGAGCGCTGAACGCGGCCTGGTCGATGAAGACCGTCGGCGCCGACTCAGATACGGCCGGGCACGGTGTGCTCAAAGTGGCCTACTCGGGCGGCACCAACTTCAATGCCGGCGACATCGGTCGCAGGGTCACCCAGGGCGACTCGGGTGATGAAGGCACGCTGCTTGAGTTCGACCTGGATCCCGATGGCACTACCGTGGCCTGGATCCGACCGGACGATTCGACACCCAGCACGGGTGACACGTTCGACGGCACGGGCACGCTGGTCGCACTGGCGGGTACCGGCAGCACCACCAACTCCACGCCTGGCGTCTCGGGTGACACCCAGTTCTCCGCCATCCAGGCGATTGGTGCCGTACCGACCGCGACCGAGGTCTACGTGATCCAGAACCGGGTCAAGCTGGCCGACGCCGCTACCGGCACGTTCCAATGGTGGGACACCGATCAGGACGTCTCGCTGGGGATCATCTCGATCCTGGTGATGGTGCAGGACTCCGGTTCGCTGATCGCGGATGCTGACCTTGAGGTGTTCGCGCGGCGCTACACGGCGTTGTACGACAACTTCCAGTTGAACGTCGCCGCAGGGGGTTTCCAAGCCCTGCCGTTGGCCTCAAGCCCGGACCTGAACAACACGACAGGCTACCGGACCACAGGCACCCTGACGGGCGTCACGGGCACCTTCAATGTCGGTAATGGCATCTATGTCGGCGGCACCTGGGACACGGCCACGGTCAAGGGAGTGATCACCGAGACCAACGGCAACACCGACCTTGAGTACTACCTGGTTGGGGATCTGACCGACTTCTCGAACACCCAGGCGATCCAGGAGTACGACTTCGTCCTGGCCGCCGACGGTGACGCGGATGCCACGACCGGCACCGTCGCGGATAACCTGACCGGGCCGACAGACGGAGCTAGCGGAGAGGGCGCGACAGTCACCCTCGCCCTGGGCCCGGTCACCAACGTCGATTTCGACGGGGATGGCGCGTTCGAGAACTACTCGATCACGGTCGATGCCCAGTCCGACGTGGGATTCGGCAAGGTCTACGAGCGCTTCAAGTACGTCACGCGCAGGGGTGCGGATGCGGCGGATCTATTCGGCGCGGGCACCAACGTACCTGGCGAGACGTTTCGTGGCCTGGAGGGCACCTTCGAGTACGACGCCAATACCGGCGCCATGGTCGACGGCGACGATGTGAGCATCACCGCCCGATCCGGGTTCTCGGCGCGAATGGTCGCGCAGTTGGACACACCAGCCGATTCGGTGGACACCCACATCACCTTGATGGACATCCAGACGTCGCTGACTTCCAGCCAGCCGGCCAATGATGACCTGATCTCTGGTGAGGGTGGTGACGGCGTTGAGGACATTACCGTCCATGGCGCTGGCACCCTGGGGATCCAGCGCTTCACGGTCTCCAAGCAGTCGCCTCTGGGCACTTCAACAGGTACGGCGGTGTTCCTGACTCGGGGGGTGATCATCATCAATCCCGCGTCGGCCGACACCCAGGCCTACACGGCAACGCCGAATAACTCGGCCACGCCGCTCAACCCACCCAACACGATCAGCATCGGCTTCTCGAACACACGAGCAGGCGATAGGCTGATGATCGCCAGGGACGATGGCACGGCCGGCGTGATCGACCGTGACAAGTACGGTGGCATCGAGGCGCCTGGTGGCGCGTTCAACTCCCAGGACGACGTGATCATCCGGGTGGCGGGCACGATCGACTCGGAAGTGGTCCTGGCCAGCGTAGTACGGATCGTGGAAACCACACTCCTGGAGGAGCATCGCTACTACTACGATTCGGTCACCAAGGTCTCCAACGGTGAGTTCTCACTGACGGTACCGACGTCTGCGACGGGGACGGCGACATCGAGCTCGTCCACTCAGTTGATCGACACGGGGCAGTCGTTTGACGGCGCCACGCCGGTCGAGGTCGGGATGATGATCCGCAACACCTTCGGCGGTAAGACCACTCACGTCTGGGAGGTCACCGAGGTGGTGGACAGCGAGACGCTGAACGTCCGGGCGCTGTACGGCGGTGCTGACGACTGGGATTCGGGTGACACCTACATCATCAACGCGCTGATCCAGACCTACGCGACTGGCGACAACCTGTTCGACCTGATCCTCGACGTTGAGGAAGACATCGGGACCGACGGTTCGCCGGGAGTGGAGGGCAACACCTTGATCAAGATCACGTCTTCGCCCTGGGACGTCGCCGCAACCGCCCGACAGGGCAAGGTGATCCTGCCGTTCGAGATCAACCAGGCGGTCGGTGACAACTCGGTGACGATCACCGTGGTTCGTCAGGACGACACCATCGCAACGTAGGAGGTGACATGAGCAAGGAAAACAAAGGGATTCGTGGTCCTGCGTCCATGCGGTTCCGGGGTCGAAAGATCTCGGAGCTGCCGCTTGGCCAGGCCAACGACATCGCTGAAGGGGTTCAGGCGTTCATCCAGCAGGAACGGATCAACAGGGTCAACGCCATCACGGCGCGTTATCCGCGCGCCACCAAGGAACAGTACGACAGTCTGATCCGGGCCTGCGAGGCCAACATCGAGGGGTTCAAACGCCACCGCTTCGAGACCCTGAAGAAGATGGACGAGTACCAGACGCTGATGCGCAACAACACCGGCAAGACCATGGTGGATCTGGAACCGGCGATCGATGCGGTGGCGCTCAATTCCGATCTCACGCTGGAGGAGAAGATGGCCGCCATCCATGAGATCAAGGAGGAGCTCGCGCCGTTTGACGGCCAGGGTCTGTGGAAGCAGATCAAGCAGTTCCGGATGGACGTGGAGCGCTACGACGAGACCATCGATCAGGAGCGAAACTCGATCCACGATTTGAGGGAAGGCCTGCTGCTGATCGCAGAGCGGGACCGTCGTATCAGCCAGGCCATGAGCGAGCCGATCCCGGTCGAATAGCATGACGAGCCGCACCGACATCCTCCAGGAATTCCAGACGGATCCGCGCATCCAGACGGTGGAGGCGCCGTCGGTGTCGTACCTGGTGCAGGACATCGTCGACACCTCGCGCGTCATCGAGGAGCAGTTCGACGCCACGACCTTCGGTCGCCTGGTGGACGCGGGCGGCAAGGAGGATCTGGGCGGCGGCCTGGAGGTAGCGATTACCGCGACCTTCCAGAACAACCTGGTGGAGTTCGAGGCGCGGCGCACGCCGGCTGAAACCGGCACGATCACGACCCAGGGCCTGACCGATGCTCGCGGCTTCGTCCAGTTGATCGATTCGGCGGCGGATTTCGTCGCGGCTGGGGTGGCGCCGGGTTCGTTCGTCATCAACTTCAGCGACGGGTCGATCACCGACGTGCGCCGGGTCATCGGCACCGATCAGTTGGAGTGCAAGGCGCTGGTCAACGGATCCGGAAATACCTTCGAGGTGGGTGACGTCTACGAGGTCTTCAACATCATCCAATGTACGGTGGATGGTGGGAACCTGGTGGCGGTCGATGAGTTTGGCGCCTCGATCAGCCCGATCCTGCCCAGCGCGTTCACCCAGGTGGTGCTTGCGCGCGCCGCCGCCGGCACGAGCGCGACCGACGTTGCGGGTGCGGTCTGGGATGCGCAGCGCAGTGACCACGTGGAGTCGGGTTCGTTTGGTGAGTGGGTCGGCCGGAAGCTGCTGACCTTTGCACAGTTCTTGCTGGGGTGAAGGGTGAACGAAATGAATGGCCAGGGATCCTTGTTCTTCTCGGCGTGGTGTTGCTGGTGATGTACGCGATCCCTGATCTCGTGGCTTGGATCTCTCAATGAGTGACCTGGCCCAGGCTGTCGAATACGACCGGACCTACACGCTGGTCGCGGCCGAGAACATGCGCCGCGAGATGCGTCGGTTCGTCAAGGGCGCCTGGCCGATCGTCGAGCCCGGAGCTCCGTTCGTCAACGGCAAGCACATCGACGCGATCTGCGATCACCTGACGTTTGTGTCCCTGGGCGACATCGACGACCTGATCATCAACGTACCGCCACGGCACTCGAAGTCGACTATCTGCGCGGTCATGTGGCCGGCCTGGGAGTGGACCTGGCAGCCGCACATCCAGTGGCTGTTCGCGACCTACGCCCTGGACCTGACCCTGCGCGACTCGGTCAAGTGCCGCCGCCTGATCCAATCACCCTGGTACCAGGAGCGATGGGGCCACGTGTATCACCTCTCGGGTGACCTGAACCAGAAGAAACGATTCGACAACACCTCCAACGGATACCGGCTCGCGACCGCCGTGAAGGGTACGGCGACCGGAGAAGGGGGCGACAGGATCGTGGTCGACGATGCCCATAACATGAACGAGATCGAATCCGATCTGATCCGTGGATCGGTGATCAACTGGTGGCGGAACACCATGTCCACCCGGGCCAACAACCCCAAAAAGGCCGGCCGGGTCATCATTGCCCAGCGCGGTCACCACGTGGATCTGCCCGGGCACTGCCTGGCCACCGGGGGCTGGGTTCACCTGAACATGCCGGGCTACTACCGCACCAAAACCAAGTGCCAGACCCATGCGCTGAAAACCGGCCCGGCACGCGACCTGGAGCTCCAGCCGCCGGCCAACATCGCGCGCTTCACCCAGCCGCTCGAAGAAGATGAGCTGATCTGGGAGGACTGGCGGGAGCGCGAGAATCAACTGCTGACGCCGGCTCGATTCGGACCCAAGGAGATGAAGCGTCTCCAGCAGGAACTGACCGAGCGTGGCTTCGAGTCGCAGATCCAGCAGAACCCCTCCGCCGAGGGCGGCAACATCTTGAAGTCAAAGCACTGGCGCAAGTGGGAGGACGCCGGCAACATGCCGTCCTGCGAGATGGTGGTCCAGGTCTACGACACCGCGTTCGAGGAGGACGAGGAAGCCGATTACAGCGCCCGGACCACCTGGGGTATCTTCGAGTGGGTCGAAGGTGTCGAGTCCATCAAGGACATGCCCTGGCACCTGCGCTACAACAACCAGCCGCGCCTGTGCGCGATCATGCTGGAACGGATGGAAGAACGACTGTCGTTCCCTGACCTCCGCGAGGAGGCCAGGAAATCGTACGAAGAATGGAAGCCAGACCGGATCCTGATTGAGAAGAAAGCATCCGGACATTCCCTGGCCCAGGAGCTGCGTCGGGCGGATCTGCCCGTGACGCGGATCAAAGTCACCGATTCCAAGCACGCGCGCGCGCACGCCGCTGCCCTGGTGCTGGAGCGGGGATGTATCTGGTACGTGGATCGTCAGTGGTCACGTGATGTGATCCGCCAGTGCGGGGAGTTCCCCAGCGGCGAACACGATGATGTATTCGACACGGTGGTCATGGCCCTGCTGTGGCTGCGCCGACGCTGGGAGACTGAGTTCACCGATGAGGAAGATCCCAACGAGCTGAACCTCATGCCCAAGCGAACGAAACCAATTTACGGGTGATATATGGCTGAAGTAGTGCATCGATCGTCAGAGATGGTGGCCGACCCCGACCAGGGGATGGAGACCACGATCAACGGCGTCAAGATCTCGCGGCGAGGGCAGAATGCCGTTGTCGATTTCAACCCTGGCATGGATCGGACCTCGATGGAGGACTCCGACGAACACCAGGCCAACATCGCGGATGAGCTGTCCGAGCACGAGCAGGTGCTGATCGTCGCCACGATGCTGGAGCAGTTCAAGGCCGACCTTGAATCACGCAGCTCCTGGCAGAACCGGAACGACCAGGCCATGGAGCTCCTTGGTCTGCGCAACGAGCCGCTCGACGACCTGCCCTTCGAGGGCGCCTCTGCGGTCACCTACCCGCTGATCGGAGAGGCCTGCGTGCAGTTCCAGGCCCGGGCGATCGAGGAGGTGTTCCCCAGTGGCGGGCCCTGCAAGACGCGGATCGTGGGCGAGAAAACCGATGAGAAGGTCGAGCAGGCCGAGCGCGTAGCGCAGCACATGAACTACCAGATGATGGACCAGGACAAGGCCTATTTCTGGCACGTCGATCAGATGTTGTTCTGGCTGCCGCTGGCTGGATCCTGCTTCAAAAAGACCTACTACGATCCGATCTCCGACATGGTGGTTTCGCGCCTGGTGCATGCCGGCGATTTCATCGTGCCGTACATGTGTACTGACCTGCGCACCGCTTCGCGCTACACCCACCGGATGTATCGGCCCGAGGAGGACATGAAGCGCCTGATGGCTTCCGAGTTCTATCGCACGGTGGAGCTGGAGAAGCCGGCCAACGCGGAGATCGATTCCGACGACATGCTCGACTCCTCCCGGGAGATGGTGGACGAGGCCGACGATCGCCAGCCCAGCTTCCACGACGACGATTTCATCTACGAAGTGCTGGAGATGCACTGCGACCTCGAACTTGAGATGGACCAGAAGACCTATCTGGACGACAAGGACGTGGTCGATATCGGTTTGCCGATGCCCTACATCGTGACCGTGGACAAGACCTCCGAGCAGTTGCTCTCGATCCGCCGCAACTGGCACGAGGACGACGAGCTGTTCACCAAGCGGATGTGGTTCACGCACTACAAGTACCTGCCTGGCTTGGGTTTCTACGGATTCGGCCTGCTGCACCTGATCGGATCGATCGCAGAGGCATCGACGGGCACCTTGCGCGCGCTCCTGGACGCGGCGGCCTACGCCAACCTCCAGGGCGGGTTCATGTCCGACGAGGCGCGGATCAACCCCGAGGACGCGACCATCACCCCGGGAACCTGGAAGCAGGTGAAGATGAGCGCCGAGGAGCTCCAGAAGGCCTTCTACACGCCACCGTTCAAGGAGCCCTCCGCCGCCCTGTCCCAGTTGTTTGGGATCTTGGTCGATACCGGGCGCCGGTTCGCGTCGATCACCGAGGAGAACGTCGGAGACGCCCCCAACACGGGTCCAGTCGGCACGACCCTGGCGCTGATCGAGCAGGCCGGCAAGGTCTTCTCGGGCATCCACAGACGCCTGCACGTAGCCCAGGCGGAGGAATTCGAGCTGCGCGCCGAGCTCAATTTCGATTTCCTGGACGACGAGTACCCGTACCAGATCGAGAACAAGGACGTGGTGATCGCCAAGGCCGACTACGACGGGGCGGTAGATGTGATCCCGATCTCGGATCCCAACATCTTCTCGAACACCCAGCGCATCGCGCAGATCCAGACCGTGCTGGAGGTGGCCAAGGAATTCCCTGGCGAGGTGGATGTCCCGAAAGCGATCGACCGGCTGTTCCGCGCACTGAAGATCCCGGATCACGAGGAGCTCCTCCAGGGCAAGAGCGAGCAGCACCGGATGGATCCGATCGCGGAGAACATGCGCATGCTGACCATGGGCGGCGCCAAGGCCTACGTCGAGCAGGACCACGAGGCTCACATCGCGGTCCATATGAACTTCCTCCAGGGGCTCAACGAGGATGCGCTCAACGTCATGGGCATGGTGATGCAGGCCCACCTGGCCGAGCACTACGCCTACAAGTACTTCAACGAAATGAACGCGCTGGCCGACGGTCAACTGCCACCGCCGACGTTCATGGACGGCGAGATGACGGAGGAAGATGAGCTGGATCCCGAGATGGAAGCGATGATCGCTCAGTTCGCGGCCCAGGCTCCGCCGATCCAGATCATGCCGCCTGACGAGGAAGGGCCCGACGAGGAGCAGAAGTCCTTCGATGCGGAGGAGAGTCGCAAAGAGCAGTCGTTCCACAACGAGGAGGCCCGCAAAGAAGCCGAGTTCGATGGAGATCAGCGCCGCACCAATCGCAGCGGTGAGCTCGACAACCAGCGCAAAAATACCAGCTCCACAAATGAGGAGAGTCGCAAAGAGACCAGCGCGGCGGAGGAGCGTCAGCGCAAACGACGAGACGAGCGGGAGGCACGTCTGGCGAAGGACAGGGGTGAATAGTGGCCATTGGTAACCGGCAGGTCCGTGCCGCCCGTGAGTTCCTGCGCAAGCGGGGAATCAGAGGGATATCGCCGCGCCTATTTGTTCAGGGCTCCCAGGAGACTGGACTCAACTTTCGAGAACTGCTCGAATTTCTAGCAGAGGTAGCACACACGCATGACGACATTGACGGAGTTCGTACGGGACTTTCAAGGGGTCTGCGGGCAAGTCCAGGAAGACTTCGCCCGGAAGCTCGCCACCCGGAAAATCGGATCCTGGGAGGAGTATCAGCATATGACCGGGCAAATCGAGGGGCTTCGTTTGGCGGCTGATTTGTCCTATCAACTGATGAAAAACAAGGACATGGCAGACGACGGCCTGGGTGACGGGAAAGAGCTGGGAGGTGTCGACGGCACGCCAGCGGGCGGCAAACCGCCACCACCACCTCCTCCACCTACCGGGGGTGGCAAGGGAAACAAGGGGAACAAGCGTGCGAGGGCGCGTTCATGACCGAGACCAAGTTCATACCGCCAGAGCGCGACCTGGTCATCCAGATGCCCAAGCCACTGATGTGGAAGATCCTGGTGCGTCCCTTCAAGACGCCGAGAAGGTCCGACGGTGGCATCGAGTACACCGACGAGACGATCGAAGGTCAGAAGTGGCTGACGGTTGTGGGGCAGGTCGTGGACATGGGCGAGCAGGCCTACCAGTCACCGAAACTGGCTGATAGCTTCAACCCGGGCCTGGAATCGTGGGTGCTGTACGGCAAGTACGCCGGGCAGCGAATCTTGCTGTCCGACGGCCGTGAATTCGTGATCATGAACGATGATGACGTGCTCGCGGTGGTCGACGATCCAAAGATGTATCACCGAGTGGGGTAGTTGCCACTGAAAGGTGGGAAGGACATACTCCGCGCAACATAGGACTGAGCCAGCATGCCAAGAGAGCACCTGGAAGAAGAAATCGTCTTTGAGGATCTCCGTGGAAACGCGGAAGATGCCCAGACCGTTGTAGAAGTGGACCTCGATGCCGATGGCGATCCTGCCATCACTCGACGTCCGGCACGCATCGATAGCGGTGGCGACGATGACAACGATGATATGTGGGGAGACGACGACGAGTCTCGTCGCAGAGCCCCCAAATCAGACGACTCCCGCGATGACGATCCCGATGACGACGCTGATGGTCGTGACCGGGAAGACGATTTTCATGCGAAATTCGATAAGCGACTGAAGCGGGAGCGCCGCGCCAAAGAGGCGGAACGCACCCGTGCCGATGAAGCTGAGAAGCGAGCCGTGAAAGCCGAGCGCGATCTCAAGAAAGCCAGATTGGCCGACAGCGGAACGAATTTCGACAAGCAGATCAGTGACCTTGAGGGCGAGCTCGAACAGGCAATCGAGGACGGGGATACGAAGAAGCACGTGCGCCTCACGTCGCAACTTCAGTCTCTGAACGCCGAAAAGGTAGCTGCGAAGTACGTGGTAGATGATGACGATGACGATCCCGCAGATCGCACGCCGACTCCGCCGCGAGCCGATCCGGAACGAGTGGCTATGGCCAACGACTGGAAGTCAGAGAACCGGAGCTGGTATCAGCGCCGTGGCTTCGAGCGTGCGACCAGAATCGCGAACGAACTGGACGACGACGTTCACGCCGAGGGTTTCGACGCCCGAGACGAGGACTACTACGAGGAGCTGGACAAACGGGTTCGCGAACGCCTACCCGAATTGTTCGATAAGAGTGGCGATCTGAAAACCCCAGGACGTCGGGGCCGCAACCAGAAACGAAAGGACCGGGGCCGGACCCCCGTTGCTGATACTGGTGATGGTGCTGACCGGGGTCGACGTCGCCGCTCTGCTTCCTCCTCTCGCGTTGAATTGGACTCAGACGATTTCGCCAACATGGAACGGTTCGGGCTCAACTCCCGCGACCCGGAAGTGCTGAAGGAATACGCGCTGAACAAGAGACAACGCATGCAGGAGGAAGCTGATGCCTGAATGGAATGAGTCAAGACTCTCGCCGCGTAGAAGCGCTGAGAGCACTCACGAGACTGAGTCTCGCGAGCACGTCTCGCATGTGGATGCGACGACGGAGGAACGTGCCACCCACCGAGAACGTCCGACTGGTCCTTGGATCAGAGCAACCAGCCTCGAAGCCCCTCCCGCCCGGGACGGGTACGAGCAGCGCTGGATTCGGATTTCGATTCGAGGTGAGGATGACCCCAGAAACGTCAATATGCGCATGAGAGAAGGCTGGCGCCCCCGTGACATCACTACGATCGGGGACGAGTGGCAGATTCTCGCAGTACGTGCCGACGCGAAAGGGGGTCACTTCGTCGTGGATGACCTCATGCTTTGCGAGATGCCGATGGAATTGTTCCAGGCCCGTCAGGACTACTACAGTGAGCTTACTGAGTCCCAGATGGCAGCCGTGGAGCATGACCTCGAAGACGCGCAGGTAGATGGTCACCGCATCCAGAGACAACATAGGTCTTCGGTGTCCCATCCCGCGCGAGTAGTTGGTCGCAGGGTAGAGGCCCGCAATGACTGATTTTCGAGGCACTATCTCATGGCTAACACCGACGCACCGTTTGGGTTCCGCCCAAACTCGCATCAAGCCGGTGGTACCCCTGCTCGCGTAGGCGGATATAACATCGCGTTTGATTACGCGACCGCGATCTTCTCTGGCCAGCTTGTCCGTAGTTCGGGCAGCGCACGAGAGATCATTTCCGTTCCTGACGAGGCAGACGACTTCCTGCTGGGTATCTTCGCTGGCTGCCAATACGTCAACGATGCCAACGACATCATCTGGAGCCAGTTCTGGCCCGGTGTGGCGCTGGCTGACTCGAACACGATAGTCGAGTGCTGGGTCTACGACGATCCGCAACTTGAGTATATCGCTCAGATCAGCACCCTCCTGGAGGCTGATATCGGACTGCTCTATGCGATCGACCAGACTGCCACGCCAGGCAATACACGGACAGGTCGCTCCGGGGCATTCATCGACCACGCCGTCACCTCAACTCCCAAGGTCCGTATCACGGGTCTGGCGGAGAACATCGGTGGCATTTTCCCGTCCGAGTACGGGGCGTTCGCGAAGGTGCGGTGTGTACCGCTCCAGCACGAGCGAAACAACTACGTAACTGCGATCTAAGGGGGATAGGCGAATATGGCTGTAATGAATCGATCTACCTTCCGGCGGCAGTTGCAGGAAGGCCTGAACACGGTCTTTGGGATGGAGTACAAGCGCTACTCACGCGAGTGGGCGCCCGTCTTTGAGGTCACCAGGTCACGCAAAGCGTACGAGGAGGACGTGCTGTTGGCAGGTCTGGCAGGAGCGCCAGTCAAGCCAGAGGGCGCGCCGATAACGTACGACAGCGGTGGAGAGGCATACACCTCACGGTACGTGCATGAAACCATCGCGCTTGCGTTCTCGCTCACCGAGGAGGCCGAGGAGGACAACCTCTACGGCGACATCGGTGCCAAGTATGCCCGCGCCCTGGCACGCTCCATGGTTCACACCAAGGAAGTCAAAGGCGCAGCGGTCCTGAACAACGGCTTCGACACTGCCTTCCCAGGTGGTGACGCGGAACCGCTGTACTCGACTGGTCACCCTCTCTGGGGTGGCGGTACCCAATCGAACCGTTTCGCCACGGCAGCGGATCTGTCGGAGACATCGTTGGAGGAGGCGTCCATCGCCATCTCCAAATTCGTGGACGAGCGTGGTATTCCAACCGCGATCTCGGCCATGAAGATGATCATTCCGCCGGATCTCTGCTTCGTCGCGGAGCGGATCCTGAAGTCCCAGTACCGACCGGGTACGGCAGACAACGACATCAACGCCCTGCGCTCAAAGGGCAAGATTCCGGGTGGAGCTCACGAAAACCACCGTCTGACCAACCCCGACAACTGGTTCCTCATCACCGACTGCATGGACGGCCTGAAGCACATGATTCGGGTCAACATCCAGCGCGGTGTCGAGGGCGACTTCGAGACAGGCAACATGCGATACAAGAGCCGGGAGCGTTACAGCTTCGGGTGGTCTGACTATCGCGGAAGCTACGCCTCCGGATCGTAGATCCAAGGCAACCAACTGGTGAGGGGGTCGATCTCGGCCCCCTGGCCAACTCACCCCTGACGACGCGAAAGCGACTGGAGACAGACAGATGGGAACGAGAAGCACTTTCAAGGGCTACCTGAGATCTCAGGGAGTCGATGGCGGGTCCAAGCGACCGCCAGCAGCAGCAAGTATCGGCGTCATGCCGATCGTTGTTCACGTTACCGTAGATGCTGCGGATTCAGCAGCCACACTCACTGGCGAGGCACTCCCGAAAGGGGCGATCGTCCTGGGCGTGGCGGTGGTTTCAACCCACGTGACCGGCTCCTCTCCACTCCTGGACGTTGGTCTAGGTGCGGATGGTGACGCGCTGGTAGACGGGATCGATGCCAACGTCGATGTCACCACAGTGATTGGCGATGGCGCCACGGCAGGTGCCGACCTGGGCGTAGAACTGACCGAGACGACCGAGATCTCAGCCGGCACAGGCGGCGGCACCCCGGGCACGGGTACGTCGGAGGTCTATATCACCTACGTGATGGCCGACGACGGCAAGTTCGCAGACTAGGGGTAGCGCATGAGTGGTCAAGCATCACGCCCCATTATTCGAGAAGTAACCGATACGGGAGTCATCTACGTCCCGCTCGCCCGCGAGCGACATCGGATGACGATCCAGATCACCGCTGGTGGTCTGACCGGGGTCGAAGTGGCCTACACGAACGACAACATCCTTCGCGGGCCGACCAGTTCGTATGACGTCATCGACGCGCCGCAACGTCTGTTCGCGCCGGGCGATGCGGAATGGACGATCCTGGAGGCCAATGCGATCACCAACGCGCAGGAAGGTGTGGCGCTTCAGGCCTTCGCGTTGCGGTTGACGGGCACAGGGACAGGGACGGCTCGTATCGTCATCACGCAAACGGAGGAGTAATCCATGCCGACCAGTGGAACCTATCTCTGGTCGCCGGATCTCGCTGAGTGTGTAGATGATGCGTTTGAGCGGTGCCGGATAGATCCCGGCACTCTCGACGTCAAGCACATGATCAGTGCCCGCCGGTCGATCAACTTCATGCTGTCGGACTGGGCAGCCGACGACAATCAGTCGATGAGAATCGATCGCCTGGTGATTCCGCTCGTTGAGGGTACGCAGGAGTACATCATCGATCCGGACACCGACGGCCGGATCATCGACGTCAACCAGGTCGCGCTGACTCGCGACAACACCGACACCTCGATCTACCCGATGTCTCGGCAGGAGTGGCTCGATATCCCGAACAAGGATATCGAGGGCCGTCCCAGTCGGTACTTTGCTGACAAGCGCCAGGGCAGCGTGGTGGTGTCGTTGTGGACGGTCCCTGAGAACAGTACCGACACGCTGCTCATGGACTGCATGCGCAGATTCCAGGACGCGGGCCTGGGCGGGCAGAGCGAGCCCGACATCCCGTTCTACATGCGCGAGGCCTTTGTCTCAGGCTTGGCCTGGTGGCTTGGCCAGAAGTTCGCGCCAGAGCAGATCCTGGAGCGGTTGAAAGGCACCTATGACGAGGCCTTCGAGAAGGCAAACGGAGCACAGCGGGTCCGAGGCGACCTGGTGATCGTTCCGGCGTCCAACACCAGGCTCCGCCGGGGTGGCAGGATCCGGTGAGCGCGCCTCGCCATCGGCGCCGGCGCTACGCCAAAGGGCGTAACGCGATCGCTGAGTGCCAGCGCTCCGGACAGAAGATGCGCTACCGCGACCTGGTCGAGGACGGTCATGTCCCTGGCCTGCTGGTTCACCCGGACTGGTACGAGGAGCGCCATCCCCAGGAGCTGCCGATCGACGCCTCTGACGCCGTGGCCATCTACCGGCCGGCGCCGGAGCTCTCGGTCAACGAGGGCGAGTTCGACGTGCGCTCGCAGTGGGACGACTGGATCGAGACCAACTGTCCATCTTCGCCGCTGAATCTCCGGTTCTTCGAGTCCACCTTCGTGGCCAACAAGACGATCGTCGCGGGTGACCGACTTATCCCGGTCGAGGACGCGGTCAATTACTCGATCGGTGAGTGCTACTACGTCGAGCTCGATGGTGGCGGCTGGTTCATCGGCATCGTCGATACCGAGACGCGGATCCACGACACCCGATGCTTCCTCGTTTACTCGCTGAATGACTTCCGGGGCGGGGTCGCCTCGCCAGGCAACCAGGTATTTATCGGCATCAAGGGATCCAAGGCCCCACTGATGTCCGTGGCCTGGGACAACCTGACCGACTCCATCACGATCGATCCAGGAGACGCGCTCCCGGCCCTATTCACCGCAGAGGTGACGCTGGGCACTGGGCCCTTCACGTTCACCAACTTCGCCAGCGTCGGTTCGTCCGGCCTGGTGGCGGTAGTCTCGGGTGCGAATGACGAGGAGATGTCGTTCAACAGCGACGCAGCGCAGCCAGGCGGCACGTACCTGGTGACCCTGACCCCACGGGTCACTGACTCGCTGACGGACACTGTGGTGGGCCCACTGGCGGTCTACACGGTCACGGTCAACCCGATCGTGGCGGCCTGGGACACCGATCCGCTGGTCATTCCCTGATGGAGCAGGATGCGTTATCCGCTGAAGTAGCCACGCTGGACGTCGCCTCTGGTGGAGCGCTGCCCCGCACCTTCCGGTTCGACTGGCAGGCCGGCTCACCTCCGACGCCAGGACTGTCGATCGAGCAGGCCGGTGGCCCGACCGACAACTCGATCCAGATCCGCACGTCTGGCGACTGCACACCAGGTTCCTATCTGGCCAATATCGTCGGCACGGTGATCGACGCCAACGGGTACACGGTCAATCGCGTCCTGGAGGTGCAGGTCGAGGTCGTCGGGATCCGGGACTGGGCGTACGACCTGCTGAATCTCAGCGCGCTGACGGACGAGGAGACTCCCACGACCAGCGATTCGGCGACCCTGGGTGGCGGCACGGGCGGAGTGTCACCCTATACGTTCACGCACGGGTTTTTCAGCCAGCCGGCCTCTGGCCTGGGTCTGTTGATCTCGGGTGGTGACGGCGAAAGCGTGGCCGTTACCGTGGACGTTAGCGTGGACGTCGGTACGCACGTAGGCACCATTCGCGGGATCGTCGAGGATGCCGTGGGCACCAAGTTCGAGACGTTCCTGAACTACAGCGTAGAAGTCACCGAGGTGGCTCAACTGATTTCCACGATAGGCGTCCAGTGGGACAGTGCGCATGCCGGAAAGACGCTCAGTACGGGCTCCGAGATTGAGGTCGAGCAACTCAAAGCCTCCCACACGCCCTTCGGTGGGTCATTCCATGTGCTCCAGTTCTGCCTGGCTGGGAACCGGAATCTTGCCAGTGACGTTGCTGACATCACCCTCGATGGGACTTCGCTGGAGGAGGGCAACGAGTACGCGAATTACTTCGTCTACACCAAGTACGGGAACTTTGGTGCGCAGCATATGACGACGTTCCTGTTCGTGGTGCGGGACAACGACCCGGCTTTCGCCGGTTCCGATCCTCGCGGGCCCTGGACCTGGGTGGTGTCCTTTGCGGGCGGGTTCGATGGCACGGCGGTAGCTCGTTCGAGCAGTGGTTCGTACATGCCTATTGAGGGGAATCCGGTAGATCACTGGAACATTGTCGAAATAGGAAGTGACGGCTTCCCCACCCAAATGGATGACAACGTCTTCGATATCGCTACGTCTCCTGATGAATTTTGGATTCCACTCGGTGGCATCGAGGGCGTTGGAGGTGGAAATTTACTGGCAGGCTACGCGCTGCACATGCAGGGGGTCGAACAGGTTATTTCGGGCAATCTGCCGAACATGGTCACGCCGGATGATCAAGGCTTTCAGGAGCTTAACGTCAGTTCGTTGAGGCCCGTCGGCATCCTGTCACGACTCATCAACCTGTACCGAAGCTCCAGAAGTATAGATGCCGCACTCGAACAAGCCGCTCCAGCGGATGCAGACAGTGTCATCTTCAAAGGTTCGGCGGTGAACGTGGGCTCGAATGGCGCATGGACGTGTACCGTCATTCCGCCGTTGCTGGTGGCAGACGATACGTGGACGCCACTGATGGAGGCATTGAACCCGGATCACTGGTGGCGTTTCCAGACCCGGCAGGTTCCGACCACCACCCACATTCCAGATGACGGAAGCGGTGGCGAGGATCTTCAGGATGGGTTCACCGCCTTTGATGCCGATCACCACAATGTCGCGGGTTTGGACGTCGCGACGGAAGGACTTTCAGGCGCGCTGGATATGGAAGACGGCGCGGGCAGGTACTTCATCACTGGCTGGACGCCTCCGGCAGCGGCCACGGGCACCATCCTGATTCTGTTCAGGCATCCGGTGGGTGCTCCTCCGACCAACAACGATGGCTACTCAGTGATGTGGAGCTACGGTCGGCAGGGCAACTCCGGCTCGTGTTTCCAGCTCCAGATCAACGGTCTGGACGGCTTGGAATTTCGGACGCTCAACCAGCCCCCGCAGGATACGGATTTCGAGTTCGTTCGCACCTACGACATGAGCGACCTGGGCAACGCCACGGGGTTCCATCTGGCGGCAATGGTCAAATCAAATGACAGCGAAGTAGCCACGCTCTTTATCGATGGCGGTCGGATCACGAGCTTCTCCGATGTAGAGGGTGTCAGCTCAAACAAAGGCATGTGGTTTGCCGACGTCCCCAGCAGCCCCGGATGGTTCGTGAAGTCTGCCTCAGTTACCGACGCTGGCTGGGACGGAACCATCGACGAGCTAATCATGTTCAGGACTCAAGAGCTGACCCAGCTAGAAATTCAGCAGTTGACCCTTAGCTTGGGTCTGCCGATCAGAGGAGACGGATAGATGCCGCTCAACACATTCACCGACTTGTCCCAGGGTCTCCAGGACTGGATCGAGGACGACGACAACGAGTTCGTTGCTTCGATCGAGGATGTCATCGACCTGGGCGAGAAGCGCCTGCTGCGAGACATTGATCTCGCGATCTTCCGCAGACTCGACAACTCGGCCACGATGAGCGTCGGGGTCGCAACGGTCACCAAACCGACGATTACCCCACCTGACTTGCTGATCGCGACCAAGAACATCTTCCTGTCCGGCGGAGCACTGGGGGGCGATACGTTCCTTGAGACGCGCTCGCAGGAGTACATCCGCGACTACAACGCAGGCGGCGCAAACGGCACGCCTAAGTACTACGGCGAGGTGGATGAGGACAACTGGATTTTCGGGCCCCTGCCCGACGCCACCTACGCGGTGAACGTGGTCTTTCTGTCCCGACCGGATCCGCTGACGGCAGGCAACCAGACCAACTGGTTGAGCGACAACATCTACGACATTTTGTTCAAGGCCTGCCTGGCCGAGGCCGAGGGCTTCGTGAAGTCTGACGATCGGATTGCGATCTGGAACGAGCAGTACATCCAGGCGCTACCGGCGGCCAAGCGTGAGCTCTACAACCTGTACGGCAATCAATATGACCATCTGAGCGCCGTGCCCGTGCCGCAAGCACCGAGGAGTGCAACATGACCAATTATTCGACCCGGCTGCGGCTGGCGCTCCAGGAGACTGGCGAGAACGACGGCTCGTGGGGGCAGGTGCTCAACACGGGCGTGTTCGACCTGGTCGACGATGCGGTGGCCGGCCGGATCGGGGTGGTGGCCAACTCCTCCCCCAGGACGCTGACGACATCCAACGGCGCCAACGACGAGGCGCGCTACATGATCCTGGGCGTCACGGGAGCCCCTGGCGTGGATCTGGATCTGAACATCCCGGCCCAGTCGAAGACCTACCTGGTCGACAACCAGCTCTCGGGCGGATTTACGATCAACATCGGTGTGGCCGGAAACTCGCGCGCAGCGGTCACCAACGGCCTGTCGGTGTTTGTCTGGTGTGACGGGAGCGACACCATGCTGGTCGAGGTGGGGCAAGCGGAGAACGCGGCTACCGCGACCCTGGCCACGGACGCGAACCAGCTTGGCGGTGTGGCGGCGGCTCAGTACGCGCGCCTGGATGTCGTCCAGGGGTTCACCGTGGCGCAGGACACTGGGCGAGCAGCGGCACTCAGCGAGTCGGGCAGCAACGTCGCGTTGAACGCGGCCCTCTCGAATGCCTTCTACGTGGATTGGGCCGGTAACTGGAATCTCCAGAATCCAATCAACCCAAGCGACGGTCAGACCATACGCATCATCTTCGAGCAGAGCGGTGGCGGGCCCAACACGATCACCTGGGGCAGTCAATATCAGTTCCCAGGCGGGGTCAAACCAGCCCTGTCGATCGGTGACAGCAAGATCGATTACGCCGGGTTCGAGTATCACCTGCTGAAAGGCAAATGGCTCGGAAACATGGTCAAGGACATGTCCTGATGCCCTGGAATTTATTGATTCCGCTGTTTTCCGATCGGCCAGGCTTTTCGATCGTGATCAGCACCGATCAGCAGGACTTCAACCTGTATACCGCGCTGGGTTCGCCAACGGGGGTGGCAGACGTGAACGTGCTGATCGACTCGAACGCGGATATCAGAACCATGACGCTGGGCAACTGGGCCACCGGCAGCGTCATCAACCTGACCTTGAGCGAGAACGCCAGGATCATGGGTCGTGGTGGTGCGGGCGGTGATGGCGGTGAGACCGTTCCCTACGGCAACAACGAGAACGATGGCCAGGACGGCCATAACGGGTTCGCGGGTAGCGCTGCGCTCACGATCCCCACGGCAATCACCCTGAACCTCGACATGGATACCGGGTTCATCTTCGGCGGCGCTGGCGGTGGTGGCGGTGGTGGTGGTACTGGCGGTACTGACGGCAACCCGAACCACAACGGTGGGGGCGGTGGTGGCGGCGGTCAGGGCTGGGACGTCAACCTCGGCGGCATTGGCGGCACCGACCAGTCTCGCGATGGTGATCCAGGAACGAACGGCGGCACCGCATCTCCTGGCTTCGGCGGTAATTCAGGTCGGTTGAATCAGACTCCGGGAGAACCCGACCCGAACGGGCTCGGCGGAGACGGCAGAAGCTGGGGCCTCGCTGGCTTTGACGGCGCCGACTGTTTCCAGTTCACCCCGGTCCCGTTTGCATTCAACAACAACCCGGGCGGCGATGGCGGTGTGGCAGGTGCATCCATCCAGGGCGTGACGGCCACGGTCAACTACGTGGGCTCGTTAACTGAAAACCAGTTGACGACCGATCCTGCCTCACAACGTGGACCCAGGAACACGCTGCCATGAGCAAAGTTAAACGCACACTGGATCTGCCGATCGAGGCGGGGGTCTACACCGAACAGACCGCGCGCGGTGCGACAGGTCGTTGGAAGGACGCTGACAAGGTTCGCTTCCGGTACGGCCTGCCTGAGAAAATGGGCGGATGGTCCCAGGTGGTCACGTCGGAAATGATCGGCCTCGCCAGGAAGATCTGGGACTGGGCCAGTCTCGACTCGAAGCTCTGGGTGGCACTCGGAACCGAGTCGAAGCTCTACCTCTGGCAAGGGGGTTTCCTTTACGACATGACGCCGATCCGTCGTGTGATCACGCTGGTGGATCCGTTCGATACCGACTCGGGCGAGTCGCTCGTCAACGTCTTTGATACCAGCCATGGCGCCCAGGAAGGCGATTACGTGATCTACACGGGCGGGAACCCGGTTGGCGGTCTCGACCTGAATGGTGAATTCAGGGTGCAGGAGGTGGTCGACTTCGAGAACTACACCATCGACGCTGGATCCGACGCCGGCTCGACTGCATCAGGTGGTGGGACCGTGCAGACTCAATACCAGATCAGTGTCGGTCTATCGACCAGCGCGTTTGGCCTGGGGTATGGAACAGGCCCGTACGACGGCGAGGCCTACAACACGCCGCGAACCGTTTCGAGCGCCGTCCTGGCCTTGAGGATCTGGAGCCTCGACAACTGGGGTGAGGATCTGCTCTCGGTGCCGCGCGGTGGAGCAATCTACTGGTGGGACCGTGGCTCTGGTACGGGATCCCGGGCCGCCTTGTTGCCGAATGCGCCGCGCAACGTGAACTACATGATCATCTCCCAGAGAGATCGGCATGTGTTTGCGCTGGGTTGCACCGATCTGTTCACCAACAAATTCGATCCGCTCCTGATTCGCTGGTGCTCGAAGGAGGACTTTGGCGATTGGGAGCCGACGTCGGTCAACACGGCAGGCGATCTGCGGCTGTATCGGGGATCTAAGATCCAGGCGGCCGTCCGGACCCGAGGTGAGATCCTGGTCTTCACCGACGTCTCGGTACACCAGATCAACTACCTGGGCGGGTTCGCGGTTTACGGCCTGCAAACGGTGGGTGAGAACGTCTCGATCCAGTCACCCAACGCGGCGATCGAGGTCGATTACCGTGTGTATTTCATGGCCGAGGGCGACTTCTACATTCACGACGGTGTGCTCCGGGTGCTGCCCTGCGATGTGCGCAATTTCGTGTACGAAAATTTGAATCCGGCCCAGCGGGACAAGATCCATGCGGGGCTGAACCGCGAATTCAACGAAGTCTGGTGGTTCTACCCTGGCAAGGATGCTGCCGTCTGGGTCGAGACGGATTTTACGACTAGCGCCAAGGAAAGCGAATACGCCGTTCAAAGGTGGGCCGGCGGCGTGAAGTACATCGTGGGTTTCAACGCGGGGGGCTACACCGAGATCACCACAGATGTGACGACGAACTACGACCTGGTCTGGCTTCGTCAGAACACGGCAACCATCGAGACGCCGCTGGACATGGATTTGGAGGTCACCTTCAAGACCAACAACGGGCTCGACAGTCGCTGGTTCGGTGCGATCCTCAACGCCAAAGACGTCGACGGTGGAGAGAACACATCTGGAGACAACGTCACCGGCCTCACCGTTGGGATGAATGTAGGGCTCAATTTCATCAGGCTATACCAGCGCCGCAATGGCTCAGACGAGATGCTGTCGAGCGGGGGTTTCGGGATCGACCTGTCCACTCTAACCACGCCAGTCACCTTGCAAGACGATACGGTGTACGGGTTGACCATCACCCGAACAGCCGATCGCTTGAAGTCCACGTTGTATGACCCGGTCACCGACACCAAGCAGATCGTTCAGGACATCCTGCTGAATCAAAACGAGATCGATGATTACCCCGACGCTGGCTACGGACCCAATCTGGGGGAAAAGGGAATCGTTACCGACTATTCCGGCGTCATGCAACTGATCGGGTTGCGGGCGGCCCCTGCAAACGTGTTGACGGCGCAACCTGGAACCGGCGTCACCACAGAGGTAAATCGTTATGTGATCTACAACTACGAGGAGGAGACCTGGACGATCGGAGCTCTGGTGCGTACGGCCTGGCATGACCGCTCTCCGATCTTCAACAAGCCCTACGCGGCCGGCGAGGACTCGTTCCTGCATATCCACGAAACGGGGACCGATGACGATGGCACGGCCATGGTCGCGTTCATCGAGAGCTACGACATGGAGATCCCGGAGGCTGGCGAGGATCTCATGCACGTCGATCAGCTCATCCCGGACTTCGTCACGCTGGATGGGTCGGTGGATATCACCCTGAAAGGCAAGAAGTACCCAGCGGCGGATTACGTCGTCAAGGGTCCGTACAACACCACGTCGGAAACCAACAAGCACTCCACCCGGATCCGGGCACGCCAGATCGCCATACGCCTGGAGAGCAGCGCGCTTGGAGACAAGTGGCGGATGGGCACGATGCGCGCGCGAGCTCGACCACACGGGAAGCGCGCCTAGATGGCCCTCGAAGTAAAGGAACGCCTGCCCGACTGGCACCAGGAGAACTTTGAACGGTACCGAATGAACCAGTTGACGCAGATCCTGGAGCGTCGGTTCCTGACGATCGAGGAGGCGTTGAACGATATCGAGGTCGTGAATCGCGGCCTCTTTGGCAACCAGAACTTCGCGCCGACTGATCATACGCACGGCGAAATCGAAATCACCGATCTGGGCGAAGGCGAATTTTACCTGTCGCAGGACTTCCTCACCAACGTCATGCGCATCAGCGACATCTGGGACGTCAATGACTCGGGGATCCAGAACAACTACATCCTGAAGTGGGCTGCCTCTGCGAATGGCGGTACGGGCGGCTGGATCGTTTCTGACGTAGCCACGATCAGTGCTTCCCTGGCTGGGTTGTCCGACACCGATATCAGTACGCCGATCCTGGATGGATCGTTGCTGGTCTATGACCAGGGGAGCAACCAGTGGGTCAACGCCGGCCAGGGCTCGCTGCCCTTCGTGCAGAAGTCTGGCGACACGATGGAGTCCCTGGGGCACCTGAACTTCCCGTCGAGCACTGAGACACGCTACGGAGATTCCTTGCAAGGCCGGATCGTCCATGACGGGATCTTCCGGATGATCAGCGCGTCGGGTGGCGGTGGCTTCCAGGTGCTCACGAACGATATCGATCTCCAGATCGATGTGGCGAATGTCGGGCCCGTGAGACTGGGCTACAGCGGAGACCAACGGTTCTCGACGCTCCTGGCCGGCATCGAAATAACTGATGGTACGGACGTCGCGACTCTCGACTACACGACCGGCGACTTGCGCCTGGCCAGTGACGCAACCAGCGGGCTGGTGGAGTTGTACGGTGCAGACTCGGGTGATGTCGTGACCCCACTGGCGGTCTTCGATCCCGATGGTTCATCACAGTTGTATTTCAACGGCGACGTCAAGCTGGAGACCTTCATCGAGGGGATTGAAGTTCGGGGCGACCTGAACAACGCAATCAACCAAGACCAAGACGCGACCTTGGATTTCTATCGACAGGACGGCACGTTGCTGATCGGCAAGCTGGGTTGGACGGGTGATGGTGCTGCACAGAGCAGACACCTGACCATTGAGAACCTACTCAGCAACGGAGAACTGCATCTCGCGGCAACGAGCGCGGGCGGGCTTCGACGGACCTTGGTCGAGTTGCGTGGCGGTGGGCCGGTGGTGATGAGATACCAAGACGGAGATCGCTTTGCGACTACTCCGCAAGGCATCGAACTCATGGGCGATTCGTTCCGTACCGAACTCACGTTCTCCCACCAAAACACGGTGGGTGATCAGAACCCGCAGTTCTACATCGAGACCGACAACACGATAGCGGATGAGTCAGTCGACTTCTTCTCCTTCGAGGATGACGCGCAGTTCCGGTTCCATGGGCAGGACAGCGGTGGCGCTCAGTCCATTCTGGCGCTCATGGACCCCAACGCATCAGTCGATTTGTTTTACGACGGCACGCTTGCGTTCAGCACTAGCGCACGTGGAGCGCTTGTTACTGGGTCGTTGGATGCTGACGACCCGACTCTGTTCTTCCGAGAAGGTTCGGATGACCGGGCGATGATGTTCTACGACATTGGAGCCAATGCACTCGTTGCCCAAACGATTGAGCCCCTCTCTGGATTTCAGATCATCCTTCGCTCGGCATCCGATAACCCTGAGTTCGGGGCTCTGTGGGTCGCGGATGGCGCGTTCTTCCTATACCACGATGGCCAACTCAAGATTGAGTCCAGAGACGACGGGATCAATGTCTACGGAAGCATAGACACCGTACCTACCGCTGGCGGGGCCCAAGACACCTACATATCGTTGCTCACCAGACTCGGAGCGGATGCTGGGTACCTCGGGTTCCTGAACGAGGAGCCGCTGACCCTTCGGAGCAATGTCTGGGGCGGCGACTTCCACATCGAAGCCACAAAGGCCGCTGGCTCAGTCGCATCTCTCCTGTTGGGTGATCCCGATCTTGGGGTTACGACGTATCACAACGGCAGCGCAGTGGCGCGCACTCTTGCTGCTGCTTCGGGTGGCTTGGAGGCAAACAACACCTCAACAGGTGCTGGCTTTGAGCGTGTCCTGACCACGAGCGACCTTAGCGGTGGTACCGGAGATGCTATCTCAGACGCTGATGGTGATACACAAATTCAAGTAGAAGAAACAGCCGACGAGGACATCATTCGATTCGATCTCGGTGACAACATCACTGGCTTCCCAGCACTGGCGAACGCGCTACTTTTTTCTGCTGGTCAATTCACCTTGGGTCTTCCTGCTGCCGATGTGGCAACAACAATCGGTGGCCCGATCAGTTTGACATCTGGTGCGGGTAACACGACTGGGCTGGGTGGCGATATCAATATACTTACTGGCGACGGTGGACAGGTGTCCGTTGCAGGTGGTGACTTTATCGTAGAAGTTGGTACGGGCGCTGGCACAGGCGCAAGCGGAAACTTCTTTATCAATACCCTAACTGGTGCTGGCCCTCAAGGAGGGTCGGTACAGTCCACAGAATCAGCCGGACTTGTAGCAATATACGGTATTAACTCGGTCGCCAATCCAGCAGGAAATGTTGAACTTTGGGGAGGGTACGCCTCTGCTGGCGGTGGAGTAGGTGGTGATCTAATCCTTTGGGGTGGAGGCGGGGGTGGGGCTGCCATTGCTGGTGACGCCATACTTATTGGTGGCGGAGCTACTACTACACCCGGCGATGCCATGGTCCTTGGTGGCGCTGCCTCCACAGTTGGAGTTGGCGGGGAGGCAGTTATAACTGGAGGTGCGGGTAGCGGAGCTGCTCGTGGCGGTCATGTAGTTATTACAGGTGGCCCTTCAGGCGCTGGAGCAACTGGCATTGGTGGTTCTGTCTTCATTACTGCCGCAGATTCATCTGCTACAAATGACGACGGTGGCGATATCCTCCTGACACCGGGTGCTGGAGCTGGATCAGGTGATGATGGCGCAATTATCATTGGTCAAACAACAGAGCCATTAGCCCCCCTAACAAACAAACTTTACAACCTTGCAGGCGCACTCACTTGGAATGGCACTGACTTGACGGCCAGCGTCATCCCAGACCCCCTGACCCTTGGTCAAATCATCCTTACCAGCAACAATGTTCTTGATCTGACTGACACTGACATTGCGCTCAACGTCGGCGCAGCAGACCCGGACGCTGACGACCACATTGAGTTTGGGCTGTTCTCTGGTGCCGGGTTGGGTATTCAGGCGAAGGCAACCGACTCGACAGTTCAGACGCTGAATATCCAGCCGTTGGGTGGAACTGTGAACATGGGGCCTCGTGCATCTGCGACTGTGGCAGGGGGTTCCGTTCTCCGACATGCCAATGGTTCGGGTGATGGTGGCAACATCATCGAGACGACGCTCGAAGGGATGATCCTTGAAGGTCGGGCTGGAACAAACACCATTTTCGATTTCCATACGGCGTCCGGTGGTGCCCTCGCCATGCGGATGATCAAATTCGGTGCGTTCTTCCACTTCGAGGGGGAGACGCCCGGTCTGGAGTTCAAGTTCATATCGAAGAACAACGGTGGCAATACGCGACAACTGCTGCACATGGACCCCGACTTCAACACCCAAATTTATCACGCACAGAGTCAGGCTATCGTCATTGAGACGCACACGCCTGCAACGGGTGGCGCATTCGTCAACAACACCGAGACTGGTGCAGGGCTGGAGCGCGTCCTGACCACGAGCGATCTGGGTGGTACTGCTGCGCTCGACGATTTGACCGACGTCACGCTTGCGGCTGAAGCGACTGGCGACATGCTCTACAAGTCAGCGGGCGACTGGTTGAACACGGCGAAGCTGTCGTGGAATGACGCAGGCTCGATCCTGACGATCAACCACACGTCAGGCAACGATCCGACGCTGGAGTTCAACGAGGCCGGGGTCGAGGTCGCGTCGATTCTTTGGGAGGGTGGATTCAACCAGCTCTGGATTCAGACAGAGACCGCAGACGATGAGATCGCATTCTTTGTGGGTGGGCAGACCCAGGCGCAGTTCGGCAGACCCAACGGGGAACAGCTTCTTTATCACGACGGCGCGCAGGTGTTCAACACCATCCCCGAGGGTATAGAGCTTCGCGGCACCGTCGCCACCAACCCGGCGTCTGGTGGTCCTCAGAACTCCAAGCTGCGCTTCGAGAACACAAGCGGCGTGGTCATCGGGTTGTTTGGGTACGACAACACAGAGTCGCTCAAGGTCAGCAGTACGGTTCACGGCGGCAATGTTGTACTGGAAGGCGAGGACGGTGCTGGCGCGACCGCCGTGATGCTCGATGCCGATCCTGAGGGCTCGCTCGATCTGTACTGGGACAACACGCTTCGATTTCTCACGACCGCTGATGGCGCAGATATAGTAAACGGCGACGGCACGCTGCTTTTCGAGTTGATCTCTACGGCGGCATCAGCAGACGTACGTTTTACAGCACGAGGGAATGCCAATGGCGGGGCCTCGTTCTATTGGAGTGACGTGTCCAGTGCTGGGTTCCTACGAGGCGCAACCACTGGTGGGGCACTTCAAAATACCTGGCTGAAAATGGAGCAGGCCGGACAGATCGGGATTTACCATTCCGGGACTGAAGTGGCGCGCACTCTTGTTGCTGCTTCGGGTGGCTTGGAGATCGACAACCAAGCGACGGGTGCTGGCTTCGAGCGGGTGCTGACGATCGCTGATCTCGGTAGTGGTGCGCTCGACGATCTCAGCGACGTGACCCTGACCACCGAGGCTACCGGCGACGTCCTCTACAAGTCGGCTGGTGACTGGCTCGACACGTCGGCAATCAGCATCGACCCGGCTGGGGCGATTGAGCTGAGACATAACGACCTGAAGGCGTTCACCACCAATAACGCAGGGGTTGACGTATGGCGTGATGGAGCCAACGCCTCGCCCAACTTCTACCTGCGCAACGACACGGACATTGTGTTCCAGCTCACGGCCAACGATGCGGGCAACACGCTCCTTCAAGCGCATCACACGAGCCGAGGAATCACCCTGCGGGGGACCGACTCGGGAGATGCCGATTCCGACCTGCTGACGGGCGATCCCAACGGGCCGCTGGCACTGTTCTACGACGGCGTTGAGATGGCCCGGACAGCTTCTGGCAGTACAGGGCTGGCGACCTTTGAGGTGTCCGATGGGGTTGGTTTCCATCGGGTTTACGGTGTCCAGACGCTCAAGAAGAACGGCCGGACAAGCCGCGCTTCCACTATCACCATGACGGCAGATCCGGACCTGACGGTGTCCCTTGGGGTGGGCACCTACAAGGTAGATTGCTGGTTGCTGGTTCAGGCAGCGAATGCCACACCGGACATCAGAGTAGGTCTTGCGTGGTCTGGGGCAGTCAACGATATACGCGGGTTTGTCGCAACGGGCCCGGACACGAGCGCTACCGGCACAGGAATCACGCTCACAGGATCGTTCCAAGCCACCCCGAACGCGCTGATTTTTGGTGCCCGATCCAGCACCCTGACCGCCTACGTGATCCACTTCACAGGTGTGTTCACCGCCAACGGTTCGGGCACGTTGGCCGTCCACTGGGCACAGAATGTTTCCGATTCAGGAAACACGATCATGCTGGAACAGTCCCGCATGGAAGTGACCAAGGTAGAGAACTAGATGATTTACGTGAAACCCAACGTCTCCAGGAGACCTTGAGATGACCGACGAGCAGCGACCACAGGTGAAGATCCGCAAAGCAAAACCGTATGACGTCTCGAACCTCTGTCGGTTGCTGGAGCAAGCGGTTTTCGATGGCGAGGGATTCTATCCAGTGCCCAACGAGTATCTGGCAATCAACTGGGTGACGAGTATCCTTAATGAAGGGTACGTCGTAGTTGCCGAAAAGGCAGGCCGGCTGATCGGGACGATCGCCATCACCAACTACCACTTCCCATGGAGTCACAAGCGGTACCTCTATGTGGATTGGATGTTTGTCAGCAAGAAATTCAGGGAAGGCAAGGTGTTTAGCTCGCTATTGGCGGTTATCCACGACTTTGCTGATGAGGAGAACGCGCCGATCTTTGGGGGCATTCAGAGTGGGAAAGACTCTCAGCTCAAGGATCGGATGATGCAGATGAAGGGTTACCACTATCTCGGTGGACAGTTCATGCGATTGGAGGCAGACGACGATGGGCAGCGGATCGAAGAAGACGACTCAGACCTACAAGCCGGCGGCGCACATCCAGCAGGGCGGGAAAACAGCCTTAGCGCTCGCCACTGACTACGCCACAACGCCGTACCAGCGCTACGAAGGCGATCGCGTTGCTGGCATGTCGGAAAACGAGCAGTTGGGCGCTGGCGTGGCCAAGGACTCTATCAACGCGGGCACTGGCTATCTCGACGAGGCCACGGCCGGACTGAGGAGCGTCGAGAAGTTCACCGACGCGGATATGGACGCCTACATGAACCCGTATATCAAAGGTGCGCTGGATCCGGCGGCCCGGGAGATCCGGGAACAATCGATGCGCGAGCAGCAGCAGCTCGCCGGCATGGCCACTTCGCAAGGTGCCTGGTCCGGATCCCGAGGAGTGCTGGCCCAGTCGGAGCTCAACGAGAAGACCTTCCAATCGATCTCGGATCTCTACAGCGAGGGATTTGGCACTGCCTTCGACAAAGGCGCTGCGTTGTGGGGCGCCGACCAGGACCGGACGATCCAGGTCAGCCAGGAATTCATGCGAGCCTCTGGCATCGAGTCGGATCTCGCGGATGCGAGCATGAACCGCTTGATGGAAAGCGGTGAGGTTCAGCGCTACGTCGATCAGTCGATGAAGGACTTCGACTACCAGCAGTTCGTCGAGAAACGAGACTGGAGCGGCAAGCAGGGCGCCTACCTCACCGACGTGATTCGAGGTCTGAAGGGGTCGTACGAAGAACAGACCGTGACCAAAGAGGAAGAAAAACCCAACATCATGGGTCAGGTGATAGGTGCGGCCGTGACGATCGCGGCAGCCTACTTCACGGGTGGCGCTTCGCTCGCGTGGCAGGCCGCCGCGACGACTGCTGCGTCGACTGCTGCGAACGAAGCATCCAAGTAGGAGTAGATCATGGGGACACCAGCCAATCAGATGGGCCAACTGGCCGAGACGCCGGAAGAACGATCACGGCGACTGGCGCGCGAAGCGGTCGTTCCGGCGTTTGCTCAGCCTGGCGGGGATCCTGGTCCAGGGCCGGCGGCACTCGCCCCACGACCTGAGCCTGGGCCCGCTCCGAACGACGTCGCGTCCGTTCAGGCGCCACCGATTGAGCTCGACCAGGGGATGGCTGGCGCACCACAAGGACCAGCGCCCCAGCAAGCACTGGGTCAAGGTCTGCCGCCAGACGCTGCACCCGGAGCGATGCCGTCAGGGGCCGCACTGAGCCAGCCTGAGCAAGCACCAGCTCCTGGCCAGGGGGAGGCGAAGGGAGGCGAAGATCCAATCAAGACGAAGATCCAGGCCCTGGAACCCGAGCAGCTCAAGGAGCTGACCGATGACGCGGCGGAGGCCACCAAAACAGCATCGGTTGCTGACCGGAAAAACGTCAACGACGAGCTCATGGAGATGTACGGCGGGCCGGAGAAGATGAAGGAGGCTCGCGAGGAGCTGATCGAGCTCCTGGGCGGCAACAAAGCGGTTGAGCCCTACCACCTGACCAAGCAGGACTGGGGCTTGTTCATGATGGATTTCGGCATGCGAATGATGGCTTACAGCAGCAGGTGGAATTCGACAGTGCTGGGGGCCGCCGGCCAGGCCGGGGTCGAGACCCTGGGACAGATCATGAACAAGGTCGACGAGGAACAGCAGATCACGCGCGACATGAATGCGGCGGCCGAGGGGCGCGCTGACGAGATGATGGACGAGCAAGCCGACCACATGCGCAAGATGGAAATGGAGGTCGAGAAGTCGCGTCTGGCTGGCGGAGTCCACGGCAAACAGACCGACTTCCAGCGCAAGTTCAGACTCCTGACCACGGTCGGGGGGATGTCAGAACGGATGGCGATCCTGATCTTGGCGGCTGGCGCCGAGTCGCCTGACGAGCTGCGCGCGGGAATGGCGAAACTGTTCGCTGACCCAGAGATGCGCAGCCAGAGACTGACGCCGCCAGGGGAACCGGAAGGGGTACGCCTGCGGGACTGGGACGACAAGCAACAGAAGGCTTACACCGAGGCCTTCATCAAATCGATCTGGGGTGACGAGTACCAGGGCCCAGGCGGGCGGCCGGCGTTGAGCGAGCCTCCACCGCAACCGCAACCGCAACCGCAACCGCAACCGCAACCGCAGCCAAGTCCAACTGCTACGCCTGCACCAGGCCCGGCAGCCCTCCAGCAAAGCGATCGTTGGGCTCCTCGATAGATGGCAGGAGCTCTCCAAAACGAGGCAGACGCGCTTCACCAGGAGTACCTGGCGGCGAGCGCCGCAGGTGACACCGAGCGCGCGAACACGCTTCGCCGGCAAGGTCGCGCACTCGACCAGGAGAGTCGTGTTGGCCCGTTGCGTGAACACGCGATGGGCAACATCGAGGTGGGCGACGTCTATGAGGATGAGGAGACGGGCCGGTTCGCAACAGTGCGCAGCGGATCCATCGAAGATGAGCGAATCAACGAAGGCCGGCCCACGCTGATCCCGTTCCAGTGGGACGGCGAGATCCTCGACCAGGAGAAGGCGACTGAACGAGCGCTGGCATCGGGTAAGCAATGGCCCGCCTACCGTTCCAACGAAGAAGCGACTCGCGACTCCCGATACCTGTCGGCATCCATGTCGGCGCCCTCACCTGAAGATCCGAGCAAGAAGGATCTCGAAGCGGAGGCGTTCCGCACAATGGAAGCGCTCCAGGCGGCCCGGGCCGAAGGAGACACCCTCTGGGCGGATCAGTTGATGAACTACGGCCGATCGCTGGATCACTATCGAGACACTGGCGGGGGGCATTTGCCGCCATCGCCACTGGGTGATAAGTCGGTGTTCGTCCAGCCCATGCCAGAGGGCGCTGGGTTCGAGGTCGCTGGGCCGATCAAGGCGGGATTGCAGAGGACGGCCGGAGGGATGTTGCGAGCGACGGCCGATGTGGCCCAGCTCACGCTCCGCCCGGCAACGTCCTACCTGAAACCCGACCAGCTCAAGATAGTCATGCAGCGGGCCACGGCCGGGCTGGGGTACGTGGATCCAGAGGTGTACGCGCGCGAGGTCATGACGGCGGAGCAAGAGGCGTACATGCTCAACGATCGTGCGGAGCTGACGGCGGCTCTGACCGGCACTGCGAGCGAACTGGATAAACGTCGCGAAAAGAGCAACGTCTACAGCAAGAAAGACATCTTCCACAGCCCGGAGGCGTTTGTTGCGCATTCGATCGAGGGCACGGCCGGGATGGCCACTGCGCTAGGGCTGGGGTTCATTGGTCGCAAGAAAGCGTCTGGTGCTCGATCTAACACGGGGCGGCTTTTGTCGCAGTCTGCTCTCTCCGCCGACGTGTACGGCAACGCGATAGAAGAAGGCAAGCAGTTGGGCCTGACCGATCGCGAGGCGCGCAGGCGAGGCGTGTTCATGATCGCCACGGAATTCATTCCGGAGACTCTGGCCATGGACCAGATCTTCAGGAAAGGCGGCCGAGGTCTGATGCCGTTCGTCAAATCGATGTTGATCGCCGGAGGCGCGGAGGGCGCCCAGGAGATGCTCACCGAGATCATGCAGTACGCCTACGACCAGAACCTCTTTGACAAGGAGATGACCTGGGGGGAACTGTGGCCGAAAATGGTTCGTGCTGGTGCGCTGGGTGCAACGATCGGCATGACGCTGCGGGGGGTGCCTGCGGCCGTTGATGCGATGCAGCCGGACAAGCCGGTCATGCCACCCAAGGCCGACGTCGAGGATCGCAAAGGCAGACCTGCGGTGGATCCGGAGAACCCGATCGATCCCACCGATCCGCCACCGCCACCACCGTCCGACGACGTTGACACACCAGGTGGCACACCCGAGGAGATGAAGGCCTGGCGGGAGCGCGAAAACCAACGGATCTTGCAGTCGATTGAGGGTGAGTCCTCGCCAGAGACAGATGCGCCCGATGAGGGGCCCAGCCTGGCAGACGAGTGGGGCGACGACCACACCACGATGAGCATGGTTGTGGAGGAGTTGGAGGCGCTACAGGCCGGCGACCCGCTGAAACCGGACATGCAGGAAGCGCTGGTCGAGCTGGGCTATGTCAGGGTCAATGACGTGGGTCGAGCGGCGATGCTGCCGAAGGGCCGGAGGGCGCTGGGGGACATCCAGAAGCGACTCTCGGAGGTGAAGGCGGGCGACTGGACGGGCGTCGATCGGCGCCGCGATGCCAAGCGCCGGGCCCGAGTCGAGGCGATGACACCCGAGGAGCGCCAGCAGGAGATCTACCAGAGTGGCAAGGGCGGCCTGGCGAACTGGCGCGCACTCCAGGAGGACATCAAATCCGAGGATCCGCCCATCATCGTGGCGATCGACGTGGACTCCCTGGGCTGGGTCAACAAGCAGATGGGCAGCCCGCGCGGCGATGAGCTCCTCGATGCGGTAGGCCTGGCCCTGGCAGACAAAGACATCAGCGCGTACCACAAGTCTGGTGACGAGTTCTTCGTTACCGGCTACGAACGGGAAGAAATCGAAACCGCGCTCCAGGAGGTGGCCGCCGAGCTCGAAACGACCGAGATCTCGGACGGCGAGACCACCATGAATCCGACGATCACCTGGGACTACGGGCGGAACATAGATTCTGCCGACGCCGCCATGCAGGACCGGAAGCGCGAGCGCGTTGACATCGGGTTGCGATCAGGTAGCGCGGAGATAGCGCCGCCCAGCGCTCGCAGCATGGTGCCCACCGAGGAGGGTGGGGGTTGGCGTGCCTGGGAGCCGCCGGCCAAGGTCATGCCCGAGGTGCTGGAGCCAGGGATCTCGCCGGAGCTCGAAGGCGACGAGAGGATCCAGGACGCGGAAATGCGGGCCAACCTGGAGGGCAAGGCCAAGGAGCTATCGACGGTGGCACCGGCCGACTCGAAGAAGGTCAACCCGCAGTCGGACACCTTGTTCCAGGCGATGGCCAAACTCGGCGGCCTGAGCCGAGAGGTCGCGGAGACCGAGGGATTCGACGTCGCGGATATGAAGGTCCAGAAGCGTGAGGGTACTTCGCGGGTGTTCCCGGCAGAAAATGCAAAACACGGGAGCATCGACAGCCTGCGCGAGGAACTGGTCGAGGAGGGCTACCTCCCCGAGGACGCGACTGTCAACGACCTGTTGAACAAGATCGAGGCACAGATCCGTGGCGAGGACCAGTACGCGCCCTCAGTCGACTTTGCTTCGATCACGCCGGAGTGGTTTGGCGATGAGTCTGGTCGACTGACGCCGCGCGCGGGACAGAAGGCGATCGAACGAGCGCTGGCCGGCGAGCACCTGGGATCCCGGGAAGCGACGTTCATCAAAGACGTCATGGACGAGATCACCAGGACCAAGACCGAAGATGCGTATGGCCAGCAGGCGCTCGACGATACGCCGAACGCCTTTGTTGACTTGCAGGGTGGGATAGCAGACGACCCGAACCTCACTTCCGATGAGGCAGCCGACAAGGCATTCGGAGCAGTCAAAACAATTCACGACGCGCTCACCGAGGGCGTGGCGGTCGAGGAAATCGAGGAGGCTATAGATGCCGCAGCAGTTGAAATTACCGAGCCTGCCGAAGGCGCAACTGAGGAAGGCGCTGATACTGGCCCAAGCGCTCAGGAAGAAGGGGATGACGCCGGACGACCTGAAGGCGCCAAAACCGGAGAGCTGACCGATGTGTTCCAGGAGACCAAGGCCCGGATGCAGGCCGCCTTAGAAGGTCTGTCGATGAACCAGCTCCAGGAGGTACTGCGCAAATCCGGATTGCGCGCGTCGGCCAACGATGATGTCCAGCGCCGAGTCGATCGGGCCATCACGGCCCGAGAAGCAAGCGACGTGCTCAACCAGTTCGACACCGAGGTCGAGATCTACGAGGCAGTCGACTCGGGCGCGATCTCCAAAGAACAGCTCTGGGAATGGCACAAAGCCACCCGCAAAGGCAGCGCCGCCGAAAATTCACCCGAGAACACACACCAGAACCTGGCCAAGGTGCTGAGTTGGGCGACCACCTGGAAAGCGATCAAGATCAAACGCCCGAAAGGCGCGTTGCCGCTCTATCTCCAGACCAAGCGTACTGGCGGTTTGGAGATCACCACGCAGATGCGCGAGGTCATGCGGCTGCGCGACGAGCTGATCGATGAGTCGGCCGATGCGCCGGAGGAACAGGGCGGGCGCTTCCTGGAGCAGTTCCGCAAAGAGCTAGGCGAATCTGGTCTCGCTGAGATGCAGGTGGACCTGAGCAGGGGGCTGCGCCCGGCCGATGTGCTCGCGGATTACTACCAGATCTCACCGGAAGAATGGAGCACGTTGCGCTTCGACTCTGACGCGGCACCACTGGAATACGGGGCCATCGCGGTAGAGGTGTTCCAGGAAGAAATCGAGAACCGAGTGGGCCGGGACATTGAGCTCGATGAAACAGCCCTGGCAGCCGTCGAGACGGACATCAAAAAGCAGAGGGCGGAGGGCGTCAACAGCATGACCGCTGCGATCGTTGCGTACCGCAACGCGGGAGCGATCACCACCGAGGAAGCGCAGATCCTGCGCGAGTTCACGCCGACCGAGGGGATCCCGGAAACCGAGGATGAGTTCCTGGCCAGGCGCAAAGAGGAGTTGAAGGAGGTCTCGGTCGACGATGAGCAGGCCGAGCTCGACTTCCAGGCGATCACCCTGGGCATGTTGGATGCTCAGTCGGACCTGCCGATGACGCCCGAGGCGCCCGAGGGGTACGACCCCAGGTCGTTCGTGCTGCTGTATCGGGAGGGTTACGAGAAGGCCAAGGCGCTGGGCGAGGAGCCTGCTGACAAGGTACCGATGGGACTTGAGGTGTCACGCAAGTATCCGGATCTCGTGGCCATGAGCGAGCCCGAGATCGCAGACTCGATGAACGCCAAGGAACTTGGAGCGCTGGTGCTGGCGATCGGTGGGCCGCGCGGAACCAAGCCAGAGAATGCGCTGTTCCTGCGGCGGCTCTACGACCAGGTCCGGTCGATCGATGCGCTGAACCTTGAAGCGCTGGACGACCCGACCACTGCCACCAAGGCAGAACGGGACGACCTGCGCGACATGAAAACGTCGATCCGCCAGGGCAGCATGCGGCGCTTCAAGCCAGGTCATCCCAACATCTACAAGCCGGGTCGCTCCCTGGAGGAGTGGCGGGACAGTCTGATCAAATGGCGCGCCAAAATGATCTCCTTCATTGAAGCAGATGAAGGGCCATTGGAGTCGGTGGATCGGTTCCGCCGGCCGGACGCACGACAGATATCCGCGCGCCTGCCCTGGACTCCGCTGAAAGGCCCGATATCAGCCGTGGCCAGGTTCCTGAATGTCGGCATCGATGCGGCTCGCACAGACATGCGGGCCATGGCCAAGAACGTCAAGGTGGTGAACAGGTACCTGGGGATCCGCTCTGAGCGCAACGCCACCCCCGAGGAAGGCGCCCAGAACTTCATCGATCACGTGGCGGGCAACCTGACGTGGCTCTACAACCAGGTGCCGGCGGAGATCCGAGACCGCAGCCAGAAGTGGTACGAAGGCGCGAACCGGATCGCCAAGCGCTTCGCCCGCCAGTACGGCGTGAGCGAGACGACAGCGGCGGCTGTGCTCGCGGCGGTCAGCCCTCAGAACGACTGGGGCAACAATGTCGCCATGGCCGAGCGGATCCTGTCGATCTGGACGACCCAGCAGGACACGGTGGCGGATACCGCCGTTCAGGGCATGCTCGATCAGAACCTGCCGACGCAGCAGCAGGGATGGCACCTGGAGCGACTCAAGACCTTGCCACTGAAAGAACTGGCACCGTTCGAGCAGGCGATGTGGGTCCGGTCTTACTCCGAGGCCTACCACAACCCCGGGTTCTTCATGCCCACGCCAGAAGGCAACTTTGCGCCGTCGCTGAGTATCGCTGAGCCGGACGGCCTGGCCATGGGGACGATGCGCTGGAAGTCATTCAAGTCGATCGCCAAGGCGTTGCAGATCCTGGATGACCCGAGAGTCGACACGATCAGCGCGGTCGTGGGCAAGGCCCAGAAGGTGCGCTCGTTCTACAACAACATCATCAACCCGAACGGCGCTGGCCAGGACGTCACGATCGACACGCACGCCGTCGCAGCGGCGCTCCTGCGGCCCCTGGGGCAGGCCAACATCGAGGTGCAGCAGAACTTCGGGGACGCCAAGGGATCGGCTGACAGTGGTCCCACGGGACTCAAGGGAGCGTATTGGCTGTATGCGGAGGGCTACCGCCAGGCGGCGCGCGAACTTGGACTCCAGCCCAGGGAGCTCCAGAGCATCGTCTGGGAGGCGTCTCGGGCCATGTTTGCCAACAAGCATCCCCAGGCCCAGCGTCGAGCTGACGGCATCTGGAAGCGTTACGAAAATGGTACTATCGAGGCCGATAAAGCACGGGAGATGATCCTTGCCGCGTCAGGAGACCCAGGGCGATCCGATCTTGGAGGCCTTGAAGCAACAGGGACTACCAGTTACCAGGGAGAACTACCTCGCTCTGGGGTGGGGCGACGAGCAGGCGGAACTGGGGCCCGAGGAAGAAGCGGAGCTGCCCGACGAACTGCGCTTGAAAGCCTAGACGACCCCGGACTACGGGGCTGGCACGGCTCCGGTTCAATCTACTCCGCCGTTGATATTGCCGCCGTAGGATCTGGCGAGGGCAACATCGCGTACGGCTGGGGCTACTACGCGACCACCTCCAAAGGCATCGGCGGGCATTACCGCCACCAGACCAGTCAGCCTGGCGCGCGCATCCAGGTCGGTGATGTTTCCATCGACATTGGATCCGACGCGACCTTCGATCAACGCCAGACGAATCTGGACACTCTGCAAGCTGCCCTGAAAGACCAGGGGATCGAGGCCAGCGAGACGGCCGTCGCCTGGTACGCGGTTATCGTCGAGTCGGCTCGTGGCGTCCGGATCGATGTCGGAACCCGTATCAGGAACCTGCTGAACACCCAGCAGGGTCACAAGCGCCGAGCCGAAGGCGATCAAGCCACCCAGATAGAGATGCTCCCGACGTCTGACCGGATTCTGGGCGGCCAGACACGCCTGGAGGCGATCGACCAGGCGATTGTCGATCTGACTCAGATGCTGGTGATCAACGACAACACGACAACGGAGTCTCCGGGTCGGCTCTACGAGGTCGGCTTCGACCTGAGCCCCGACCAGATCATGAATTGGGACATTCCGCTGGAGAACCAGCCCGAGATCCTGGCGAAGATCCCGGCCGACTTCCGGAGCGATCTCGAAGACTGGCTGGGCGACGAGACCAACGAGGTACCGGACCTTGCGGTGTACACCGGCCGCGAGCTCTACAGCGTCATCAAGCGGTCGATCGACTATCAATACATCGGGGAAGCGCTCCCGGCAGTGCAGGCAAAATTCGATGAGATCGAGGCGCGTGCGCAGCAATTTGGCGGGCTGAATCCCCGCTGGGAAACCGACATGCTGGCCTCGCTGCTGCTGTCGTCCTTTGACATCCAGGGCCACCGATATCTCGGCCATGGCACCCAAGCCGAGAACTTCGTCATCTACGACGACGCCTCGATCCGGATCCTTGGGTTCTCCAGCAAGGAGCTCGACATCATCGAGGGCCGGGATTCACCTGGCCAGACAGTTGAAGATGTGGAGGCCCTGGTCAGTGAGCTGACGGAGAACTGGGCCGACGACGCGCCGAATGTGACCGTGGTCCAGTCAGGCACAGATCTCCCCGTGGCCAGGGGTCAGCAGGCTCAGGATCGCACCTTCACGTCCGGCATGATCGTGGGCGACCAGATCTATCTGGTGGCTGACCGGATGTTCGATGACGCCAAGGTCCGGTCAGTGCTGATGCACGAGGCTGTGGGCCACGCCATGATGATGCGGCGCGGCGACTTCGACCAGATCATCGCGGATATCATCGGCAACACCAGCGACTCGATCATTGCGACCGTGCGAGCGGCGGTTCAGGCCCGGTACAACGTGCCCGGCAGGAAGCCCCTTTCGCCCCAGCGAGAAGCCGCTGAGATCCTCGCTGTGCTCGCTGAACGCAACCCGACCCTACCGCTCGTGAAACGGGCCATCACGGCCGTACGCAAGCTCCTGCGAAGCCTGGGCTTCGATCTGACGTTTACGGACGCTGACATCGTCGGAGCGCTCCACGACGCCGCCAAGGCGATCGAGGACGGTGATGTGCGGGTTGAGCTGACCAAAGAGACGTTCGAGGTCATGGCCCAGGATCTGCGCGACATCTACTCGATGCACGTGGACAACGTCACCACCCAGAAGATCAAGGTGCCGATCGGGAAAGCGGTTCGATCGACGCGGGACGCGGCCCTGGTGATGCGCGAGCTCCTGAAGTTCGCCCAGGAGAACCTGGTCGCCCTGGTGCTCGACGTCAACGACAAGCCGCTGGCCCTACTCAGGCACCAAATGGGCCGTACTGACGCCGCCGCGATCGAGCCGCACATCCTGGCTGGCGCGATCCTGTCAGTCCCAGGGGCCGCGAAGTTCTACATGGGCCACAACCACCCGTCAGGATCCGACGAGCCCAGCTCAGCCGACATCAACCTGACCGTGAGTTTCGCCCTGTACTTTGGCGACGGGATGTTCTTGGACACCCACGTCGAGCCGCTGCCGCACATCGTCATCGGGAACGACGACCCCAACGTGTTCTCCGAGATCGACCCGGAAGGATATGTCACCCGGTCGCGCCCGGTCGGCAAAGAGCGCAAGAACAAGCAAACGATCGAGGTCCAGGAGCGGATCATCACCTACCGTGACCTCTCCGAGCGAGACGTGATGAGCAGCTCGCAGCGAGTCATCGACCAGTGGCGGCGCTCAGAGACCAAAGACTACGGGGTCATGTTGCTCGACACGCGCAACCACGTCGTCGCCTGGATCCCGCTGACGGCGGGCGAGCAGATCTCGCTGCGACTGGGGCAAGAACAGTCAGGCAAGACCCGCCTCCTCATAGGCTCGCACCGAGGCAACGCGAATGCCATGGTTCCGATCGCTCCGATGGGCGATGCCGGCCGCAAGGCGATGGCCAACATGATTGCGTTCGGTAACGCGATCGGGCTGAGAGTGATTGACGGGATCCAGGTCAGCGAGACGGAGTCGCTTTCCTGGGTCGGCGCCGGCCTGGTCGGTCCAAACGAGACCTACATGTCCGAGGACCGGCCACCCGATATGAATCCGGAGGAGGCCCGGGCGCTCGAAGAAATGGGCAAGCGGATCGGCTCGAAGGTGGGTCCGACTGGCATCAGGCAACTCATTGCCAGCGCCATGGCCGTGACGCGGCGCGAGCTCGACCAGGGCATATTCGATCGATTCTCCGGCCTGAAGAACGCGCTCACCGATGCCGGCGAGGACATCGGCGCCTACATGACCGCGCGGTTCTCCACGGGCCTGGACACCGTGATGCACTCGATCATGAAGTACGGGCCGCCGGCCTGGAAAGATGGCGTTACAACCACGGGTGGCAAGGGCTTCCTGGAGATCATGGATCCGATCAGAGGGAAGATCGACGACTGGAACAAGTACATGGCCGGCACGCGCGCGAAGCGCTTGCTGATGGAGGGCTATGACGACAACTCCGACGTGATTAACAACGAACTGGCCGGCAGGGGACGACCGCAGACCAAGGAAGCTGCGTTCACACTGATGTTGGAGGAGGGCCCGGACGGCGGATTCGTCAGGGACATGGTGATCCAGGCTGGGCGCGAAAAGAACTTCACACCGGAGATGATCAACGCGGCAGTCAACCTGGGATTCCGCAATCCCGAGTTCCGGGAGGTGGCGCGCGAGTACGCTGAGTTCCACAAAGCCGTGCTCGACTACGCCCAGGAAGCGGGCGTGATCGATCCGGAGACGCGGCCATTCTGGGAGCACGCTGACTACGTGCCGTTCTGGCGGATCCAGGACGATCGAGTCGTGGGGCCGATCAAGGCGGGAGGTCGTGGCGTCGTCGACCAGAAAAGCGGCGTGAAGTACCTCAAAGGCGGCGAGATGGGGATCGGCAACGTGTTCGACAACATCGTTGCCAACATGACCCACCTGGTCGATGCCTCGCTGAAGAACAAGGCAGCGATGGAAACAGTCGACGCTCTGAAAGGCACCGGCCTGGTGCGCAAAGCGAAGTACAAAATCAGCAAGGCGATGGTTCCCGGGAGCGAGCTCAAGAAAATAATGCGCGAAGCCGGAATCGATCCGGACACCATCGACCCCAAGGTGACCAAGGGTCTGCGCAAAATGACTTCCATTGGGCGCCCCGAGGGCGACAACGTCTTCAGCATATTGCGCGACGGCCAGCGGGAGTGGTACGAGACCGACGACAAGCTGCTGTTCCGAGCCATCTCCAACATCAACATGAGGGCATTCGGGAAGATCACGCGCTTCATGCGGGGATTCAAACGGTTCTTCACCCAGACAATCACCCTGGCGCCGGACTTCATCATCCGCAACTTCGAGCGAGACCTGCTGTCCTCGTTCGTGATCTCCAGGGATCACTACGAGCCGATCACCAGCGCCATGAAGGGGTTCGGTGAGGTGATGCGTGAGAACGAGACCTATCGATCCATGCTCAGTGCCGGCGCCGCATTCGACCAGGGCTACGTGAACTTCACCGACGCCGCGTCGGCCGGCGAACGAGTCCGTAAGAAAGCGAAAATGGGCAAAGACGTTTTCATCCTCGATGCCCCAGGGAAGCTGTTCGAGGCCTACAAGAAACTGTCCAACGCCGCCGAGAACGCGAACCGGGTCGCGGTCTACAACGCCGCGATCAAGGCCGGCCGATCGAAGAAGCAGGCGGCCTTCGAGGCCAAGGATCTGATGGACTTCTCGATGGGCGGCGACTACGGATTGATCCAGTGGTTGATCCAGGTGGTGCCGTTCATGGGTGCGCGCATGCAGGGCATTCATCGCCTGGCCAGGGGTGCGGGTGAGAACCCGATGGCCTTCGCGATCAAGGGCTCGATGCTGATGCTCGCGACCTTGGCCCTGTACGGGATGAACCGGGACGACGAGCGCTACCAGCAACTCACCGACGTGCAGAAGGATCTCTACTGGCACTGGTGGGTAGGTGACGATCACTACGCGCTGCCGAAACCGTTCGAGGTGGGCGCGTTCTTTGGCACGCTGCCCGAGCGCATCACCGAGCGCATGATGTCCCAGGAAGGTGACGCCAACAAGATCCTCCTGAAGCGCCTGTGGTTCATGATCATGGAGACGTTTTCGTTCAACCCGATACCCCAGGCTGTGCGGCCGGTCGTTGAGTCGGGAATGAACATGAACTTCTTCCGCTCGTCGGACATCGTCCGGGCCTTCGAGGAAGGCACACTGCCGGCCGATCAGTACCGCTACTACACGAGCCCGACCATGCGAGAGCTGGCTCAGAACATCCCTGAGTGGATGACCAGGGGCGCCGTGGGCGAGAAGGTCGGATCCCCGCTCCACCTGGAGAACCTATACGCAGGCTACACCGGCACGCTGGGTCGCTATGCGCTTCAGGCGTCGGACCAGCTCATGCGCGCCTACTCGGACAAGTACGCCCCGGGCCCGGAATGGGAGCTGGAGAACTACCCCGTGATCCAGGCCTTCTATCACGGCGACCAGCCACGGGCGAGTGGCTACCAGGAGCCCTACTACGACCTGCTGCGCCAGATCACCAGGGTCAAGGGATCCCTGGTCAAGATGGAACGCGAGGAGCGCGAGGAGCGCTTCGACGAGATCGAGAGCGAGTTCGCCCAGGTGGTCGATGTGTTCGAGGACGTGGCCGGGATCCAGAAGCAAATCCGCGCGCTCAACAAGGAGATGGGCGAGACCTGGATCGACAAGGACATGTCGCCGGCCAAAAAACGTGAAGAAATCAACCAAATGCAGCGGGAAAAGAATGCCCTATTCAAGGAGGGCTATCAGTTCCGGCCAGGTGGGGCAGAGAACCGGCCGCGCCAGCCGAAAAAGGATGACTACCAGAAGCTGCTGCTTGAGTTCGGCGCTGCGGATCTCCCAGCCGAGATCCAGGACCGGGCCCCAGCCACGGCAGACATGGTTCGAGAGATTCTTGATCAACGAGTAATGGGCCTGGCTAGGAGATGAGATGTCACTGAATCAGAAGCAAGTTGAATTCACGGCGTGCCTGGGGAGGCTCCTCGCGTGGTGCGAGCAGCACGGCTACGAGATGATCCTGGCCGAGGTGTTCCGCCCGCCAGAGCAGGCCGAGCTGATGGCCAAGACGGGCAAGGGAATCAAAAATTCCAACCACCGCAAGAAGCTGGCCGCCGACATGTTCCGGATGATGAGCGGCAAGATCACCTGGAATCCGGATGACTACGCACCAGTCGGAAAGAAGTGGAAATCGATGCACAAACTGGCGCGCTGGGGCGGCGACTTCAAGGGCAGGGACGCGGTCCACTTCAGCTTCGAGCACAACGGGGTCAAGTAGATGCAAGAGGTCGGGGGCGCCGTGATCGAGTGGCTCATCGGCCTAGTCCTTGGGCTGGTCATTGCGCTCGTGGGCGGGTTCGTGTGGTGGGTGAGGCATGAGTTCAAGCGCCAGCACACGTACGTACGACGGGAGTTCGAGAAGAACGATGCTGAACACATGAAGACCTACAACGCGATCATCCGACTGCACAAGCGGATGGACACGTTGGTTAACGACAGGTGTTATGACGGGCCGAAACCGGAGGGTATGTGATGGGTCTAGACCTTGGAAAGATCGCCAGACAAGTACTGAAAACAATCGCGCCGCTGGCTGCCACTGCGATCGGTGGGCCGGCGACCGGCGGCCTGGTTGCGAAGTTGCTGGGCGCTGCACTGGGCACCAGCGATGAGTCGGAGATCGAGGCGAAGCTGGCGGAGGGTAGTCCCGAGACGCTACTGGCGATCAAGGGCATCGACAAGGATCTGCGGGTCGAGCTGCGGAAGCTGGGGATCGCGGAGCAGGAGATCTACCTCGACGATCGATCGGATGCACGTGGCCTCGCCAAATCGATGGGCAAGATCTGGCCGCAGTTCTCGATCGCCATGGTGCTCACCCTGATGATCGCGTCGGTGATCTACGCGCTGTTCTGGGTGGACATCCCGGACGGTAGTGCCGAGGTGCTCTACATGGTGCTGGGTGCGCTGCTGCGCGAGTGGGGCGGATCGATCGCGTTCTTCGTTGGCACGACCAAGGGCAGCCAGGACAAAAACGTGGCGGCGCTGAGATAGGTGATCCCGGCCCTGCTGTTCATAGCAGGTGGGATCCTGTGCATCGGCATGCCCTGGCTAGGTGTGCCTGTGTGCTTCGCCGGCTACTGGCTCTACGACCGCATCCCCCGCTACGACACTGACGCCCTGGTGTTCTCCATTGGGCTCGTGTCTGTGGTCATCTTGGTGGCGCTGGGATAGAAGAAACGCCGACTGGACTTTGGAAGGGAGAGATCAGGGAGCCAGCCGGCGCAGGTCTGGAAGCCTTCACGCCGACTCTACTCTGGCTATTGTTCCCTGGCCAGGGCTCTCAACGCATTACGCATATCTTGGATGTCGTCGTCGAACCCTTCGATCTTGGTCGTCATGCGAGTCAGGATCGTATTCATCTGGTTGATCGCCTGGGCGTGGTTCATCCCCGTGTCGAGCTCCATCTCCTTTTCGACGATCTTCTCGACGATCGTCCTGATGTGCGCGTCATCGACGGCGGCGGTGCCCTCACCCCAGGACGTGGCAAACCAGGTCAGTGCGCCCGTCACGACCACAGCGATCACTGTGTAGACTATGTGCTTGACCGTGTCACTCATCCGGCTCCTCCGCCTGCTCCATCATCTCCTGACGCTCGTCCATCTTATCAAGATATTCGTTGGCATCACGGCGCGTGGCGCGGCGAAAGGTTATTGCTGAATTCAGCGTGGCACTGGTGCGCTGCACCTGGCCTTTCTGCTTCTCCAGCTCCACTACTCGTTCAGTCAGTTCCTCACGTTCGACCTCTTGCTCGTTGATCGTGGCTTCCGCCACCATCAACGTCTGGGTCAAGGTCGCGACTTTCCCTCCAGATCCGCCACCTCCGGGGACGGGAGCTGTGCAGTTCGCATGCAGCGCTTGAAGGCCCCATCGGTGTCGAGTTGCTCGTCGTGAACAACCCGGGCGACCATGATGGTGGCTTCGAGGTTCGTAGGCGACAGACAGTGGTTTGCCCAGCCACGCTCCAGGTCGCCCTTCGCGAAGGCCCTGGCGGCCTGGCGCTCGAACTTGCAGTCCTTGCGTTCTTTCCCTGGGATACCAAAGGTCGCACCACCAGCCCCGTCGTTGGTCGCTCCGCGAAAGTCGAAGCCCCAGATGGTCCGGCAGTCTATGTCCTTTGGGCCGGACGCTGTCCCAGCGTAGGCGCGCGGTGCCTCCTTGTACCTATTGGACGTGGTCGTGGTTACGACAGTGGAGCCGGAGGCTGTGGCGTCACCCGTGCTTGCAGTGGCATCACCACCAGTTCCTGTCGCGGTGCTCGTAGAATCAGAAAAAGATTCAGACTCAGACTCAGAACGAGACTCAGCGTCAGCGTCAGCAGTAGCAGTTCCATCGGATTCTCCTTGGTTGCAGTTGTGCCCGCCCTGGCAGGTATGGTCTTGCTCTCGGGCGAGTGCCGGCGCGAGCATCAGCATCAGCACGATCGCGGCCAGGAGCGGGAGTACCCGCTTGAATTGCGGTGTCATGTTTTCTCCTTCGATTTGGATTGAACCTGTTTGAATTCACGGATGGGGATGCCGATGCCGGCGCGCTGGGGTCTGTAGCTCACGCCTGACGACGGTTTCCAGTTCACGTAACTCACGCCTTCCTTGGTCGGGGTGTAGACCGTCGTCTGGACCAGGAGCTGATCCCCGCACATCCTGAGATCGATCCAATCCGAGATCGAAACGAAAATGAAGGCGAGATCAGAGCTGTCATGCGTATCCCCCAGCGCGACGGAGTGTAGAACCCCACCGCGCCACATGCCATAGACCTTGCCACCGACGTGGATCGGCACGAGCCCCCAGATCTTCTCCACCATGGCCAGGGTCGGTTCTGATGGTTCAGTCATTTTCTGTCCTCAGTACGTCGAGTCGATCCAGTATCAGGTTGCGCTCATTCCAAAAGCCGCACTTTTCGAGGTCGAGCCGCCTCAGTCGTCCCTTCCAGTACGCCTTCTCACCCCGCTGCCGATACGACGCCATGCTCTTTTTATGCCGGCGCTTTCGTTCCATCCCCGCCGAGACTTCGACTGGCGTGAGAATCGCGACTGCCGCCTGCTGGCAGACCAGCAGCTCGCCCTGGTCGTCGTCGAACAGATCGGGATAGTAGGGTGCCACCATCCCAACGATGTTCGACGGCACCCAGTTAAGCTCCCGGCGAGACCAGGGCATTCGCGAGATCCAGGGCGGTTCGGAGGGGGCCTGGGTCGGTCCCCCACCCCGCAGGCGCATGGTTGAGAGCGGGGTTCTCTCGTACCTAGAATGGAATGTCATCGTCCAGATCGTCGTCGTCGACCGTACCTGCCGTGGCTGGGGTCTTCGCCGGCTCCTGGGCGTCGGGTTTCTTGTAGGGCGCGCTGGAGTCGCCTTTCTTGTCGAGGAACAGGATGTTGTCGACGCGCACGTCGGTGGCGTACCGCTTGACCCCGTCCTTCTCGTAGGAGCGGGTCTTCAGCTTGCCGACCAGGTGGACCAACGAGCCCTTGTGCAGAAACTCCCCCACCACCTCGCCAGTGCGGCCGAATGCCGAGCAATCGAACCACTCGGTGTGCTCCCGGGGCTCGCCAGTCCCGCGATCCTTCCAGTTCTCGGTGACGGCCACACTGAAGTTGGCCACGGCAGAACCGTCTCGAACGTATCGCATCTCTGGGTCTTTACCCAGGTAGCCGATGATCGTCAGTTGTTGCATGGATGGCATGGTGATCCTCCTACGGGGTCACTGCGGCGCAGAGCGCCGGGAATGTGTTGAGCCGAGCGTAGTCCTGGGAGACCATGTTCTTGATCTGCGACAGGTACTCGGCGTGGATCTCAAGGCCGGCACGAACCACCTCGTCGGTGTCGTGCATGAGCTGGTTGAAGGCGTCGAGCGCCACGGTGAGGCCGCGCGTGATCTCCTCGCTCTCCCAGTCAGCCGTTATCAGGTTCTCTATCAGGCTCCTCACCAGCTCGCGCCTCATGCTCGCGTTGGATCCGCTCATAGATCTCTCTCCGATGAACCGTGATATTTTTCGGCGCCATGATCCCCAGCCGGACCTGATGGTTTGTGATCCCCAGGACTTTCAGCTCCACCGAATCCCCGATCATGATCGACTCCCCTTCCTTCCTGGTCAGTATCAGCATCCGTTTTCTCCTCGATCTCAACGCGGAACTGCGTGTGATCTTCTTTTGCTTCCAGGCCAGACTTCATCATGCCGGCCCGGGTCTCGTCCATGGGCCCAAACTGGCGCACGATCACGCCAGCGGTGTTGTAGATCCGGACATAGTGCGTTGGGGCCTTGGGATTGTCGGCCTGGTAGCCCCCTCCGCCGAATCCACCGCTCATCGTTGGCGGCTCTGTACCGGCATCCACTCGCCAGGTCTCAGGTCCAGGTCCAGCTCCGTCTGGTGCCTGTCGAAGTGGGGCCGCCCACAGTCAGAGAGGAACCGATCGAGGTGGGTCTGAACCACGTGCCCGTCCTTGTCTCGCTCGACGTCGCGGTCAGCTCGTCGAGACTCAACGAACCCGATCAGCGCATCGCGCTGGTATTTGATCAGGGCGACGGCTTCCTCTGCGTCTTTGGCAATGGCGCCGAGCTCCTTGTTCCGCTTTTGGAGTTGCGTCACTTCCTGGCTGGCGGCGACACCCCGATCAATGGTTTCCTTGAGATCGGCTTCGGTGCGCAGGAGCACGTCGTCCTGCTTGGCCAGTTTCCCTTCCAGAGTGGCAACGGTGACTCTGCTCATCATTTGATCCTCACTGTGGGTTCGCCAGTCGCAATGTGGGCGCCGGGCACGTCGATATCCTTCGCCAGGAGCCCTTTGATCGTTTTCTTGTCGGGTTTGATGATCATCTCCGTGTCGAATGTGCCCTGGGGCAGCTTCATCTCGTCATCGATGACCACCGACTTGGATCCAGCGATCAGGCTGATGTTTTTCAAAGGGGTCTCGACCTTCTTCAGGCCGACCCTATTCATATGCCTGGCCAGGTAGCCTCGCAGTCGATCCTTGCGCCTCACCAGGGATTGGCGCCGGGCCGCGAGTTTCTTTTCCTCCTCCCTGATCATGTCTGCCCAGCCGTCCCAGTTCGCCATGACCTGGAGGATCCCGTGGCACTTGATGGCGAAGGATCCCTCGATGTCTTTGAGCGCTTCGGTCAGCGCCTCGTCCATGTCGGGGTTGTCCATCGGTTCCACGCTGCCGACGTCGTCGCAGCTCGGGCAGGGCAGGTAGCCCTCTTGCTCCGGATCCACCAGGTGGAGCCAGCGCCCGTCGCTGTCCTGCATCCACTGATCGATGCAGTACTTGCAGCGCGGGTTGGGGTCGGTCGCCTCCGCGATGATGTCCAGGAGCGAGTTCATTTCCTCTGCGATTTCGTAGAGAGCGTCACTCATGTGGCGGTCCTCCCTGGCCAGGCGGCAGGTTCAAGTCGATCTCCTCCGGGTCCGGCTGGGGCATCAGCTCGCGGAACCGCTCGTTCTTCGCGATTCTGAATTCCTTGCGTTGCTCCGGGTTCGACTGGACATCCAGGCGCGGCTGTGAGGACTTGAACAGCACCTCCAGCTCGTTGATGCCGACCGACGTCTTGATCAGGTTCAGCGTCTTGACGTACCACTCGTCGTACTCCTGGCGGTGGACGGTCTCGGTCTCGATCTTGTCCTCCGAGTCAGCGAGCTCGACATCGCGGCGAAGCTGCGCCACATACTCGGTGTCCTCGAACATGCCCATCCGGACGTCGGCAGACATGCCCAGGAACGACATCGCCTTGGTCACGGCGTCGGTGACCGACTTTTTCTCGTACTCCCAGTCGATCGTGACGCCGCCCTTGCGCCCCTGAGAGATGAACTTGGTGTGCCCGGTCCCCTCGATGAAGTAGCGCTTCTCCACGTTCTGGGGTAGCACGTACCAGAGCTGGATCCGGCAGGTGTGGAGTTTGGCGTTCACGTTCAACGGGATCAGGTCGCCGGCCTCGTTGCGGAGCAAGCCGTTGTAGTCGCGGGCGTAGATTGGTCCGGCGTCGATCAGCTCCTGGGTCATCACCTGCCAGCCCCAGCCGATTCCAACGGGACCGAATAGCTTGGTGAATTTCTTCATCTGGTACATGGGATCGATGGTGGTCAGCTTGGCGCCGTCGTCCATCGGTTTGGTCTGGGTCGGATCGGTGATATCGATCTCGTCCCAGATCGTGAGCGTCGGCGGGACTTCCTCGTTTTCGCCGCCGTCACTGCGTGGTAGTCCTGTGATCAAATCAATGATGTTGTCAGGCATTGGTAGTCTCCCTAGTTATGTCAGCCCTCCACTCGGAGGGGAGTCGGTGTGACCTACCAGTCGTTGCGCACTGTCGCTACCAAGCCGCCAATGAGCTCACCCTGCCGGACTATGGGGTGCGTTGCGATGACGGCGGCGAAGTAGCTAACCTCGCCGCCAACCAAACACCCATCCGCTCACCCTTCACACGATCGCGCGGATCCAGGCAAACCCCCGACGTCGTTGCCGGGCTCAGGTCACTCGCAAAGGATACCACCACTATATGGTATGGTGTTACCCATGGACGATGACGTGATTTGGCGCAAAACGCGCCGTGGCAAGGTCTATACAGCAACCAACCCCGTCGACCAGGAGACCCTCATGGGCAAGATCGTTGCGCCCGTGTATCGGCCTGGCGCAGCACCCAGGCACCCCAACCCGATCCGGAGATTCCGCGAGGAGCTGCGGCTCGATCGAACGGGGTTTGCCAAGTTGCTGGGGGTGCCGATGGAGACCTCGCGATCCTGGGAACGGCCCAAGCCAGTGATGCCGAAAAGCCAGACGATCATGCGCATGGTCGACATCGCCAGGACCAACTACTACCCGCTCAGGCTCGAAGATATCTGGAAGTTCTACGGAATCTGAGTCACGCCTGTGGCCCTTTCCCCACGTGGTGGGTACTCCGGTCCCCTTTCTCCTCGCGTTCCACTTCGGTCTAACGGCACAAGGGCCACGGGTGCCGAATCGCTTGTGTCGAGAGGGCAGATCGAGCCTCGCCACCACTCCCTTGGGGGTTTTTGCACTGCCGAAACGGGTCTTGTCTGATAAGGGCCGAGAAGGTATCCTGCGGTCCTGTGATAGTTGGTCGTTTCGGCGGCCGACGACTGATCCTAATCCCTCCCGGGATAACGATCAAGAAAAGGGCCCGTTTACCTACAGGTTGCGGGCCTTTTTTTGCTTGCACCGTCACCACCCTATGGTAATCTGATCCACGTATCTGAGCTCAATGGGCCAGACAGATGGATGAGATTACTGTCACCTGGGGTGACGCCAAAGACGTTCCCAATTTCGGTTCGGGTTCCTTCATCGGAGGGCTGGGCGGTTGGTTCAAAGAGGGCATGCGCTGGGATGACTACCTGGCCGACCTCAAGGATCACGACAACGAAGATCAGGTCGAGATGTTCGAGGCCCTGCGCCGATCGATGATCGAGCACCGGATCCGCCACGGCGGTGACTGGCACCAGGTCGATCCCCGAGGCACTCCAATCTTCAGCAACGGTTGGTTCGGCAGCTTCAGCTACCGGGCCTGGGGCGATCTGTCGGCCGCCGTCTGGTCGAGCGCTGACGGCCAGGACTATGCGTACATGGATTTCTACATGGACGACTGGAACGAGAATCCGGGGTCCGACAACTTGTGACGATGAGGTTCGACCTGATCAAGCCCTGTGAGAACTGCCCGTTCTCGAAGAACGAGCATCGCATCGTGTTCGCGGCCAGGTCGCGCGCCGAGGAGATCGAGGAGCTGGCCTACCGCGAGGGGTTCGTCTGTCACGAGCACGCTGATGTGGTCGAGGACGGCGACTATGTGATCACCCCCGAGGGCTACTACCCACGAATCGATGGATCCAGTCAGCACTGTTTTGGTGCGCTCTACATGTACCTGCGCAACGGCAGCGGCAACATCCCCTGGGAGTACGCGATCGAGGAGGACGAGGAGCTCGAAGCGAGGTGGTGGAATCGAATCACGCTCGAACAGATCAACGACGCGAACAAGTCAGTCTGGGACGGCGAGGAGGAATTTTTCAAAGCGAACGAGGGACCGAGAGATGCAATTACAACGACTGACGATTGAGCGAATGCGATATGGCGCGAACAAAGGCAAGTACGAGTGCGAGGTGCAGTTCGAGAGCGACACCAGCGGATCCAACGTCACGATGCCGCTTGGTGATGAAGTCAGCAGGCGTTTGCTGGCGATCGTCGCGGAGGAACTGATGAAGGCCAGCAAAGAGGTGGCGGAGGCCCTGACCAACGAGGTCATCGCGGCACCTGGGAAACTGCTGGGGTCCGACGATGCTCACGCTTGATTTCTACAGCGACAAGGGCGAGAAGTGGCGCTGGCGCCTGACCGGAGCGAACGGCGAGATCATTGGGGCGTCGTCCCAGGGATTCTCCAGCCGGCGCCTGGCCAGGAGGAACGCCAGCCTACTCTGCACTTGCCTGCGCACGAAGCTACGATCATGAAGGCCCGGTCCCTTGACCTGGGTAACGACCTGATCTGCGAGCACCCGGAGCACACGGTCCCGATCCCCGCAACGATCGTGATCGAGACCCAATACGGTGTAGTTGAATACATGTGCCGGGACCACGTGAAGGAGTTCCGCAAGAAGTTGAAGCAGGTGATACGTAATGAACGATGACTTTGACCTGACTACCGACCAGGAGCAACTGAACCACCTCTGCACGATGGTGCGCAAGGCCACGGGCGCTGAACGGGTGACGTGCCTGATTGTGAAAACCGATGATGAACACCAGTTGGGGGTCTCTGGGCGCTTCGAGAACGCCACGAACCTCGACGTGTTGGCGACGATCGTTGCTGACCTGGGCTGCGCGATGGTCGCGGCCCTGGGTGACGGGACCAAGATCGACATCACCATGCCAGACGGGCAGAAGCTGGAGACGCTGGAACCCGGCACCACGGTGAAGGAGATGAACATCGGGACCAGCGACGAGACTTTTCCGCGTCCCGCCTGATGTTCTGCGTCCCCGAAAAGTTTCGACTCAAGGCCCTCTCGAACGCGAGCGACGGCAACAACGGCGTGTTCGAGGTCAAGGTAATCAACAACAGCGACAAGCCGCCCAGGCGCAGCTATCTCCTGCAAGTGATCGCATCGGACGGGGGTGGCTGGGAACACGCGAGCGTGTCGCTGGCCCATCGAACGCCGACCTGGTGGGAGATGTGTCATATCAAGGCGGTGTTCTGGGAGCCGGAGGACTGCGTGCTTCAATACCATCCGCCCGAGTCCAAGTACATCAACTGCCACCCGTACTGCCTGCACCTCTGGCGCCCAGCCGACTCCAGCATCGTGATCCCGACGCCACCCGAGTGGATGGTGGGGATCAAGTTGTAGTGGAGCTGCGCGACTACCAGACCAAGAGCCACATGGATCTGCGCGACGGCTTCCTGGCCGGCTATCGCGCCATGCTCCTCCAGGCACCGACCGGATCCGGCAAGACGGTGATCGCTGCGCAGTTGGTCAAGGCCGCCGCCGACAAAGGATCCGGCACCATATTTTTCGCTCACCGCCGCGAGCTGGTCTACCAGTGCTCCGACAAGCTGGAGAAGTTCGGCGTGCCGCACGGGCTGATCATGTCGGGCGAGTTCGAGGACGACTGGGTTGGCGTGCGAGTCGCGTCGATCGACACGTTTCGAGCTCGATACATGAGAGGTACGCGGGCCTTCCCCGAGGCGAAGGTGGTGATCATCGACGAGGCGCATCGATCGCTGGCACCGACCTACCTGCGGATGATCGACACGTACAAGGAGCGGGGCGCGGTGATCTTGGGCCTGACCGCGACACCCCAGCGCCCGGACGGAAAGGGTCTTGGTCACGTTTACGAACACATGGTCCAGACACCCGGCATCACCGAGCTCATTGCCATGGGATTTCTGGTGCCGCCCAAGCACTTCGCGCCCTCGAAGCCAGACCTGAGCGGGGTGAAAACAAAGCGCGGCGACTACGACGAGTCCTCGCTCCAGGAGTTCATGGACGACGCGACACTTGTGGGTGATGTTGTACAGAACTGGCTACGTTTGGCCAAGGATAGACGCACCATCGTGTTCGCATCAGGCGTGGCCCATTCCATCCACCTGCGTGACGAGTTCTTGAAGTTTGGGATCCACGCCGCGCACATCGACGGCACCACGCCCCAGCACGATCGAGACAAGATCATCGAGCAGGTGCGCGACGGCCGCGTCCAGGTGATCTGCAACTGCATGGTGCTGACCGAGGGGTTCGACGAGCCCGAGATCAGTTGCATCGTGCTGGCACGGCCGACCAAGAACTACTCGTTGTACGTGCAGATGGGCGGTCGAGGCGCCAGGACTGCCCCTGGCAAGGAAGACTTCTACGTGATCGATCATTCGGGTGCGGTGTACCGCCACGGCAAGCTGGACGAGCCGTACCCCTGGACATTGGACTCGGGCGGGATCGCGGAGCGCGAGACGCTCAAGATCCAGAAGCTGCGCGAAAAGACCACGATCACCTGCATGAAATGCGCGGCCGTCTACGCGGGCCAGATCAACTGTCCGATGTGCGGTCACGTCCCCGAGCGGATGGGTCGGTACGTTAACTCGCTGACCGGCGACCTGGTCGCGGTGGAGGACGCCAAGCGCCCAGCCAACCCACGTCAGTGGCGCCGCTATGAGCGGGTGAAGTGGTTCAACCAGTTCCTGAAATACGCCGATCAGAAGGGCTACAAGCGCAACTGGGCCCACTACAAATACAAGGACAAGTTCAAGGAATTTCCGGATCGGGACTTCCCCGAATTCGACAACGTGTTGCTGGAGCCCGAGTTCATGGCCTACATCAGGCACCTCAACATGAAGTTCTCATTCGCCAAGAAAAAGCAGGAGTCACGGCGTGCAGACATCGACGGTTGAGCGGGCGAAGGGCTATTGGCACTGGATCCTGGAGTACGCCAACATGGATCCGGATCTGCTCACCGACAAGCACACTGCCTGCCCGATCTGTGGCGGCAGCGACCGCTTCCGGTTCGATGACAAGGAGGGCCGGGGCACGTTTTTTTGTAACCAGTGTGGATCCGGAGACGGCATGACGCTGTTGGGTCGCTGGTTGAGTATGGACTTCGCCGGCACGGCGGCGCGAGTCGACGAGATCCTGGGCGACACCAAACAGCCGGATGCGAAGAAATCGTTCAAGCAGGAGCGCTCGATCGCTGACAAGCAGCGTGCCCTGAATGAGCTGTGGAACCTGGATGACTTCCCGGCCCTGGTCGACAGCTACCTGGTCTCGCGCGGTCTGCCCGACGAGATGGCGCAGCACATGCCCGACGTGAAGGGCTGCCGGATGACGCCGTACTGGGCGGGCGGAGTGAACCGCATACGAGAAGCGATGCTGGCCCGGGTTCGTAGCGCCGCCGGCCGGCCGATCTCGATCCACCGGACCTACATCGGCACCGCCGACCTGGGGCGCGAGAAAAAGACCATGCCCACCCTGGAGAATCTGATCGGTGGCGCCGTGCGCCTGACCACCAATGGTTATGGCGCGTCGACGCTGCTGGTGGCGGAAGGGATCGAGACCGCGTTGGCGGGCTCTATCTACGTCTCGGATCCGGCCGATTGCTGGGCCACCCTAACTGCCAACGGGATGGATGGGTTGGTGGTTCCAGATCACTACGAGCGGTTCATCATCTGCGCTGACAAGGACCAAAGTTACACCGGGCAAGCCGCTGCATACACCCTGGCCAGGAGGCTCCAGGCGCGGAAGGGTACCCAGGCAGTGGAGGTGGTTACGCCGGTCGAAACTGGGTGTGACATGCTCGATGTCGTCAGCAAAGACGTAGGAGTGAATTACGGATGAAGAAGGGAACCCCAAAGAAACGCGGCGAGAAACAGACGCCGATGTGCCCGATCTGTGAGACCAAGCACTGGAGCCGGGAGCCTCACAATTTCACGGGCAAGAAATGATGGACGACGACGCGGATCGCGACTACTTCAAGGCGGCCGAGATGACCGCCACGCTTCGAGCTCGCCAGATCAAGTTGGAGAGTACGGGCAAGATATTTTGGGTACCCCTGTCGGTGTCCGACTGGCACCGGGACGGGGTTCTGATGGTCGAGACCTGGTTCGCCAGGAAGGAAGGGATGTTATGACCTCGAAGGGCGCCCCGGCCTGGCGGTCGATGGCGAGTGACTGGTTCGACGAAGGTGTGATGAACGACGAGCACTGGTTGCTGGTGATCTCGAACACGAAGGATATGCAGTACGAGTCGCACTTCATCAAGGACGGACCCCGAGAGACCTACTGGCGCATCCACAAGGCGATCCAGAACGATTCGTTCCGGACCATCATGGAGGTGTACGACCTGCACCAGGACAAGCAGGAGCAGTTCGGGCAGGCGCGCCCGTTCTCGACGCCGTGAAGAAGATCATAGGCCCCTTCGAGCTCGACCTGAGCGAGGACGACAGGAACCTCGCCGGAGGGGACGTCGGTGTCCGTCGCCAGAACAGCGCCCGGAAGTACAAGCGCTCCGGCGTGGTGGATCCCAACATTGCCCAGAACGGGTTCTGGTACAACATCAACGGCGCCTCGGGTGAGCTGGTTGTGGCGCGCTTTGCCGAGGTGCCCTGGGACGGGTGCCTGGGTGATCTCGGCGCCAAGGACGTGGGCAATGTCCTCCAGGTGCGCACGGCCGAGGGGCACTCCTGGCCGCTTCGCATCGAGGAGTGGGACAACCCCAAGGATCTGTTCGTGTTGGTCACGGGCATTGGACCGTGGCGGATCCAAGGATGGGCGCGAGGCCAGCACGCGATCGACCACGCCGACGTGTGGGGGGAAGGGGAGAAGAAGGAGAAACTCCACCACTATCCGCCGCCGAATCGATCATGGACCCACGGGGCGTGCTACTGGTGTGAGCAGAAGCACCTGGACCGTGACCTGGGCCTACTCAAGCGCTGGGTCCACAAGGAGATGGCGCTATTGGAGGCGAAAAAATGACCAGCGCACCCCTGGCCTGGACTGGCGAGCTGATGCTGCTCGAAGCGAAGTGGAACGACAAGGATGGGCACATGGCGCGGTTCCGGATCGCGTCTCCGAACGAGGACCGGCCCAACCCGTTCAAGGCATTCACCAAGCGGCGCGGCAAACGGGCGGGAACTGTGTTCCATGCCGTCATGTCGCCCGTGGTCAAGATTGAGAAATCCGTCGCCTACGACGGTGAACTGATGCTCGCCGGCTGGGGGGATACCTCCACCCAGGGCTACACCGTGACGTTTTGGATGGAACCACCGGATGCGGGGAATCACCCGCTCGAAGGGTACGCCCGGAACGATCACTCTTTCATGGTTGCGCTGGTAGAGATGGGAGACGATGGGATCGCCGTCGACCAGAAGCAACGGGAGCGCGTCGAAGCCGCGCATGCGAAAGCCAAAGGAGGTGAACCGGCGGAGTCGGCGCCCGCTGTCGATGACCGAGTACCGTGCGATTGCACAGATGAGGGTGTGGATCTTTGCAAGATGGAGAATCCGGATGGAGTCTGGTGCTTCAAGGAGTTTCCCCACGAGTGGGCGGCGAGGGGTGGTACGCCTGTGGACACAGATGTCCCACATGGTGACGCGAGTCACGACACCAAGGTCAGGCACAAAAAGACCCTGGCGAACTGGGCCGCGATGCTGTGTCACAACGAGTTGTTCTGGGAGTGGCTGAACTACGCCCACGTGAGCCCGGACAGTCTCCCGATCACGACTGCGGAGCACGCCGCGCGCTGGATGAAGGAGGATCTGGAGATCGAGTCTCGGCGCGAGCTGGACACGGACTCGGTCGCCGCAGAGCGCTATCATCGGACCATCCGCAAGCCGTTTGTTGCCTGGAACGAGGAGCGAGTGACGTCATGATTCCTGAGATATTTCAGTGGATCCCGTTCGAGAACGAGCACTACATGGGCGGCACCTGCGCGGTGATCATGAGACTGACCGTGGAGGAGTTCGAGCTACTCGCGGTCCACGCTGCCGCCCGGGCCTTTAAGAAGGCCGTGCTCGACTACCGCGACAGCTTCCAGCCCGAGACATTTTTCTGGCGCAGCCGGCCGGCGGTGCTCAGAGAGCACGAGTACGACACCCAGTTGGAGGTGGTCAAGTTCCGTTGCCGTCTCGCCTGGTCGAAGGTCAGGTCGTCGGATGGGGCGCTGCCACGTGAGCTCCATGTGGATCCGCACAAGTTCGCCGTCGGCGGCCTGCTATACCCGTGATCACGATCACGTCCCACGAGAAACGACTGAGGATGTTGCCATGTGCTGTAAGCAGACAGACCCCAGTGACGCTCCACCATTGCCATGGTGGTTCCATGAAGGACGTCGGATGGCACGTTGGCATGGGACTACGGCAGAATCCCTTTTTACAGATCCCACTGCTCGCGAAATATCACACCGGCTCCTTCGGCATCGACGCAGGCGTGGGCGTGCTGAGTTGGGAGCGCCTATTCGGTACCCAGGTGGAGTGGCTGGAGTGGGTGGACGATCACCTGGCGTACCCGGTTAGCATCTTCGAGCTCGCCAGGAACCTTGAGGAACGACCATGACTGATTTTCACAAACAGATGATCAACCGGCTGATGGCAGTGGATTGTCCCAACTGCGGGCTCGAACGCCTGGGCACTCACCCGTACCCGGCCAAGGTGGGCAAGTTGGTAGTCATCACGTGCGGTGGGTGCGGTGCCGCCGGGGAGCGAACGATGCCCCTGGAGTGGCAGTACACAGACATCGAGGCGTGGCCGTTGGAACAGGCGCTGAACAAGCGCTACCCCAGGCCACCGGAACCCATGTCCAAAGCGGGCACGGGGCAACAACTTCAATGGTAGGAGCGAACTGATGGGAATGAGAATCGAGAAGATGAGAGCTGAGTGGCCGGCGGTGAAAGAGCATGCGCTGGTCTCGAACTTCAACGCGCTGCTGGACAGCCCGTGGCGAGCTCACCACCACGCGCTCGACGTGTTCACCGAGAGTTTTCGCCATGGGCCGTACTGGAGCTCGCACGTGTACGTCCCCTGGGTGATCTATCTGTTGATAGTCGCCAGTGTGGGTTGGTATCGGATCGGCGCTGGCGACGTCTGGGGCGGCGTGGAGGTCATCCTCTGGTCCTGGGCGGTGCCGTTCATTGCCATCGGCCTGGCGTGGGCCGGCTACAAAATCAAGGATCGATTCGCATGAGTGAACCCGACATGTTTGGCGCACCCGAGGTGGACGTGGTCATGGTCATCAACGAGGTGCGCCGCGAGCTGGAGATGCGCCAGCAGTTGTACCCGCGCTGGATCGAGCGGGACAAGATCAGCCAGCGTGACGCTGACCACCGGATCGCGTGCATGGCCAAGGCAATCGAGCTCCTCGAAGCACATGGTTAGGGCAGTGATGCGGTTTGGACCGAACGCCGCGAAGTACCACAACACCAAGGTCAGCCAGGACGGGATCCAGTTCGACTCGAAGCGCGAGCACGCTCGATATGTCGAGCTCAAGTTGCTGGAACGCGCTGGCGAGATCTTCAAGCTGAAGGTCCACACCAAAACGAAGTTGGTAATCGAGGGGCGCCCCGTCCTGATCCGCAGCAAGGGCTATCCCAACGGCCGCCAGGCGAGCTACACCGATGACTTCAGATACGTGGAGCTCGACTCGACGCGGTGCGAGGCGACCGTGGTGGTCGAGGACGTCAAGGGCATGGACACCTACCCGATGCGGTTCAAGCGCGCGGTGTTCGAGGCGATGACGGGGATCGAGGTCAAGTTGGTATGAAGGAAACGCCGGATCGAATCAGCTTCAACCGCCTGGAAAGGAAATGCCCGAATTGCTACAAATGGCGATCGATCGACGACTTCGTCGGCCAGCTCGGCCAGGTGGTGAACTACTGCGCAGGTTGCCGCGCCAGCGCGTCGATCCGAATGGTACTCGCGCGCCACGATCGCATTGTTCAGGCCAAACTGGGCATGCACCCGATATTCACGAAATTGTGGAAATACGGGGCTCTGTAAGGCCGCTGGCGCCACGTTCGCACCCCGGGCCATATGCTGCTATGGGGTATTTCGGCCAAAAAAAAGGGCGCCCGCGATGGGCGCCCGAGTCGGGGGGGATCGTATTGTATCAGGCGGCGATCAGAACGGGCTCGGCCCGCGCAATCTTCGCCCACTGGTTGAGATCGAGATCGATGATTTTCGCACCGATCGTTTCCAGCTCGCAGGCACGAGCGTAATCACCAGTGTTGGCCACCTCCGTGACCGCGCTGACCATGCCCCACTGAGAGTAGTCGCCGTCCTTGAGGAACGTCTCCAGCACCGAGGCCTGCTCGTTCTCAGTCAGCTCGACCACCTCCGCGATCGCTTCAACCGCAGCAACGGGCTTGCCGGCTTTTTCGCCATCCTTGATAGCGTGCAACCGTTCGCCCATCGCGCGTACGCGCTCCGGATCGACCATGGCCGCCAAGGCGTCGGCCACCTCTGCCATGATCACCTCATCTTGCTTGCGCTTGGTCTCATCCGTGAACACCTCGAAATCCACGCCTTCGATCAGGCGACCACCGATGTGGTTCCGGCTGAACTTGAAAGCGGTTTCGACGCCCCAAACGAGCCCGTTCAGACAGTAGCTGTCGAACAGGAATCCCTCGACGTTCAGGCCGCCTTGCCCGGTCTCGGAATTGCTCAGTCGGATCCCGGGGCGAACGATTCGCCGGCCGGCATCGCGTTGAGCGATCACGTTGTGGGCTGCGTCCATGTCCACGTTCTGGCCAGGATCTCCCCAGCCGTTCGTGGTCTTACCGTGTGGGTTTTCGCCCAGGTCGATCGCCAGTTTGTCGTCGGTGAACAGCACCTTGAGGTGCATCTTGTTTTCGCCAACATTCGAGCTGATCAACTGGGACTCGATGTCCCCATTGGTAAGCGGTGGCAGCACCTTGGCCAGCACCTCATAGTTGTCGAGGGTACGGTAGCGATTCGACAGGAAGGCACGCACCCGGCCGTCCAGGACTCGAAACAATCGGGTCTCGGGCTCGCGCTCGAACAGCGCGTTGACCTGGATCACAATCAGGTCTCGGTGATCGTTGAGGCACCGCTGGTAGTACTTCCAGGGAATGCCGAGGCGATACGAGATCTGTCGGTGTGCTTGCTCTGCAATGGCGAATCGGGAGAACTCACCTGAGCCTGCCTTCAGCAACACCAGCCAGACTTGGTCGTCATCTTCGACCATGCGCACATTGTCCTTCGTGGACGTGACATAGTCGTGTTTGACGTCGTTCTGGCGGATCACTTTTTCGAGCAGACCTTCGAGTTTCATTCCGTTTTGCATGATAGTTGTCCTTGCAAATGAGAGTAGAAATACGCCCCCACAAACAGGGGCGTTGCTTGTTTTCGCTTGGTGTATCGCTTTCCGGCTCGCCTGGTCTACCAGGGTCTCAGCGTGCGCCCGGGCTGGTTACCGGGAGGAGGTGCGGGCCTTCCGTAGGCCTGGCGGGTTGGCTACCGCGCGCTTTCCTGCGAATCAATAGTGCCTGACTAAGTCAGCTTGCGCAACCGCTTGTTGGCGATCTCCAGCACCAGCAATTTCAGCCGATGCGGGGACATCCGACGGTAGCCTGAATTGAGCGGCGCGAGCAGCCATCGATCGACGGCACTCTCGCTGGCCATGCACAATCTGGCTGCCTGTTTTCGAGTGAGACCATAGTCGGCCATGATCACTCGCAGCTCGGCGTTGGTCGCGTCGATCTGTTTTTTCATGAGGGCTCCTTCCCGAACCATCCATTCCAGGGGCCTGATTCGGCCACCTTCACGCGGTCGGCCAGGGGATCGTCGCCAGGATCGGCGGCGAACATATCGCCCTGGGTCTTGAACGACTCCACCGTGCCCGAGAAGCCGCATTCGCAGCGCGCCGGGTTCGTGTCGTCGAACGTCATCGAGCTCGGATCAGAGACCAGCTTCCCGTGGTACAGGTGCCACTCGCACGTGCCGATGATGGTCAGGTCGTTGTCGCCTTCGCCGCAGCGTGGGCAGACGTACAGGTCGTTGCCTTTCGTTTTCGCCACTTACATATCCTCCAGTTGCGCAATGATGTTATCCATCGTGGCCAGGTCGTCATCGAGGTGCGCCTGGCGCTCGGCCCAAGCGTCGGGATCGATGATCCCGTCGAGGTGCTCCCTGATCAGCGCGACCAGGACGGACGGTTCGAGCGCGTCCAGTTCCCAGGACTCATCGCCGTGTTCTGCCTGGTAGCTCTCGAAGCGAGAGTCGGTCATTTTCGCCGGGTTGGACGGGCACGCGTATTCGACGACCTGGTCATACTCCAATGCGATCCGGCGCACCTTCACCACGTTGCCCGAACGGGCGAACAGGTCCAGGCGGTCGCCGTTGTCGCGGGTCATGTCGATGCCCGATGGGTCATGGTCGCCTAAGTGCAGGACGATGGTGTTCTGGCCATGGACTCGCTTGTGATAATTGAATCGCCGCCCGGCGCTGTACTGCTCCGACTGGGACACGTAGCCACGGCACGCGAAGTAGGGCACGTCGTACTCGCCGCACACGCCGTCGATGACGCCCGAGAGCGCCTCTTTTTCGATCCACACTTCGACGCGGGTTTCCTGGTTCTTCCACATGTCGATCCCGTAGTGATCCCGGGCTAACTGGATCGCCTGGGACGGGCTGCGGCGCCGGATCCAGGTCTGGACGTTGCGGGTACGATCCTCGATCGCGTCCCAGTCCAGCAGGCCAGCCAGGCGCGCGTCGGAGATGGTCTTGCCCAGGCTCTTGTACGATCGCTGGGTATTCTCGATCAGCCCGCGCGCCACGAACTGGTAATACAGTTGGCGTAACGTGAGCGAGAATCCCTGCGCCTGGTACTCGCGGATGATGACGTCGGCCTGCTCGATCGTCGCGAGCGTGGCCGGCCGAAATTGCTTGTCGATGAATGACTGCTTTGTCACTCGATCAACCCCTTGGGTCCATACACTTTTCCTTCCAGATCGGCATCGAGATTGCGTTGCGCGTTCAGAGTCGACTCGTCCTCGATCTGTTGCTTCAGCTCCCGGGGACCATAGCCACGATCCTGGCGTCGTTGTGCCAGGCGAGCGCTATCGTCGGACTCGATGAGGTGCCAGCACTTCAGGCTGGGGTCATAGGAATAGGACACTGGGCCAGCGCACCACGGATCCCCACCAACCAGGATCGCCAGCTTGCCGGCGAATCCCGGGCCGTCGGTGATGTAGTGATCGAAGATCGAGATCCAGGTGAAGGTGTAGTCGAAGTCGTTGATCGTCGCGATCCCCAGCTCCTCACACTCGGCGTCGGTTGGCACGCGCGGGATCGTCGCGTCCCAGGTCCAGTACTGCTGGCCGCGCGTGGGCGAAAAGCGGTTGTCGTGCTGCGCGCATGAGAGGTGCGCGAGCTCGATGTACCGTAGGTCGCCTTCGGCGTTGTTCACGTGATGGTCGGCCATGGCCGTGTCGTCGTCGGTCGGCAAGGTGCCGCCGCAGATGCTGCAATAGACTTTCATGGTGTCATGTTCTCCAGGTCGCGGATAAGGTCCGTCGCGTCCGTCACGCTGATAGCCTCGAACGACGCAATCACGTCGTCGAAGTCACCATTGATAACGGCCGCGATGGTCGTTGTGGTATCGCAGATGCCGGTGTCAGCCAGCGCCTGCAAATCGGTCAGAATGTCTCGCTTGGTAATCTTCATTCCTGCCACCGTGGGTTGTAGGCATAAGAGGTGCCGTCGGCGTTCAGGATGACCGCGTCGGCCGTGTTCCAGCGCTTGGGCAGCGAGCCCAGCAGCGCATAGGAATAGAACTCGGAATCGCTGCGTGGGTCGTACGTGATGCGCTGGCCGCCCTCATCTTTGACGGCGGCAATCAGCGCCTGGTTGTCGGCGTGGGTGCCATCGAAGAACGCCACCACACTGCGCACGCCGGAGGTGCGACACTTGGCCGCGCCCCCCGGTTGAATGCGCGTGGTGACATCGACAAGCGCCACCGAGACCAGATACTCGACGACCTTGCCGCGCTCGGTGACGACCCATTGCGGGCCGCCACGCTTGGCGTTGTGCAAGTTGCGGTGGACTCTCATATCGATTCCACTCCCGCGTACTCCCAACCGTTGGCTACCAGCCACGCGATGGCCTGCGCCTCGGTGTCGAATTCCATGTCGAACTTGTGAAAATCAACGTAGCCGTCGCTCATCACGTAGGCGCTATCGCCTTGGCCGTTGTCGTAGACCTTGACTGAGCTCACTCGAAGTCGCCGCGCAGCGCGTCGTACTCTACGTCGTACTTGCCCATATCCGGCGCGACCAGGTCGTTGCTGAATGTGGAGTACGCTTCGCTGGCAAAGAAGGAGCCAGCGCTCGCCAGGAGCACTACGACCAGGGCCATGGAAATCCACTCCCCGTCGCGGCGCCACGCTTGCTTGAGTCTGCGTTTTGTCGATCGTTTCATGTCGTTGCCTCGTTCGTTTCATTGTCTCCCGCCACTCGGCGGGGATTCCTTGGCCGCCTGACGTTGTCATGGCGGTCGCTGCGACCGTACCTGACGTTGTCAGTTGTGTCAACTATCTGTGGTGATTATCATTGAGCGCCATGAAAGCGACACTGGTAGTCAATGGCGGGCCGATGGATGGCCAGGCGTTTGATCTTCAGACGCCGATCTGGCCGCCGTTCAGGAAACTCACGGGCGGTGATATTCACACGGGCCTGGTCGGTGTCTACGATCTGATCTCGGCTTCGACCAAGGATCCATTGGTCGCATCGTACAAACTCAGGGAAGATGGCGAGTACCAGCGCGTGGTTCGTGGCGTGGCCGCAGCTCGGGCCAAGCGAGAGGTTCAGCTCTCTGACGGCTCGGCTCACCTGCGAATCGATATCACTCCAAGGGAGCGCAAATGAACCGACGCGAGCTCGCCTTCTGCACCGCATACGCGGTCTGTCGATCAGTGCCCCAGGCCGCACGCGAGGCCGGCTACTCGAACGCCTATGCCAGCTCGCGCGCCTACCTGCTGCTCGAACGCCCACACATCCGCGAGACCATCGCGTCATTCGGCCGGGAGATGGTCGAGCATGTGGCGCTCGGCGCTGCGCAGGTAGTCAACCAGCTCGGCGCGATCGGCATGACGCAGCACCTGGACCTCTTGCGCCTGGAGGATGACGGGCGCTACGTGTACAAATCACCCGACCAGCTCACCTCGATGCAACGCGCCGCCGTGCGCACGATCCAGATCACCGATGTCACGCTGGCGTCTGGCGAGGTCGTCCAGGAATACAGCTACCAGCTACACGACAAAATGTCAGCACTCAACCAACTGGGCCAGCACTTCGAGATCTTCGGGGACACCAAGGCGGTCGACCGGAAAGCGAATCCGTTTGCCACCATGTCTCAGGAGCAACTCGATCGCATCGAGGCCGCACTCAATGTGACCATGATCAACGCACCACAGGAAACCGTCGATGGCGAAGTGCTACCTGCTGATTGAGGATCTCGATGTCCAGGGTGAGGGGATGGTCGACTTCCAACACGCGGCCGATTTCGGCATGCCCGAGGGTGAGGTGCTGCCTGATAATGTGGAGGCACTCACGCCGGCTCAGTACTGCCTGTTTCAATTCGTCACGATACTGCGCGGCATGGGTAACGATGAGCTCAGGGAGTCACAAGCGGCTGAGTCGAAATCACAGATCCTGTTGCCCAATGGGGCCGTGGTCCCTCAAGTGATAGACCCCAGCCAGCCTGCCCCTGAGATTCTCGCGCCGTGAGCACCAGGCCCTACCGTGGCGTGGTACCAGCAGATCCAGAAACTGTTGGGGTGTGCCCGATAGCACTGGGGGTACGTAGAGTCAACTGGGTGGCCAAGGCCGTAGCAGATGGAGAACGCAGAGAGCGCTTTCAGGCAAAGCGACTCGAAACCAAGCGCGAACATGTGAGACAACGCCAGCGAGCAGTACGCCAGACTGTGACTGATGCAACACGGGCGAAACTCGATGACCAGGTCGAGCACCAGGTATGAGTGAGCCTGGCACCGAGGAAGGCGGCGAGGACATCTTCGAGATGCCAACACGCTGTACCCAGTACCACCCGAACCATGTCATAGGCCCACTGCTGGTCGAGAACAGCGACGGGCGCATGGAATGTCCACGGTGTCACGTGAGCTACGGGCACAAACCCGAATCGGGTGAGGTGTGATCGGTGGCCTACAGTGGACAGGAGCGAAAGGGGTATCAGCTAGGGTATGACGATGCCATTTGGTCCAGGGCCAACGACAACCCGTACAACATTCAGACGGTGCCGGCCAGCTTCCGCGCGTACTCCGAGGGGTTCGCGGAGGGCTCAGGTTCGACCACGCCGCCACGGGGTCCGGCCGGGCCCAAGGGCCCTACTGGCGACAACGGTTCGCAGGGTGTATCGGGGATCGGTGGCGCTGATGGGTCGGACGGGCTCAGCTTCCTGCAAGGCATCGGATCCCCTGGCTCGGGCCTGGGCAAGCAAGGCGACACCTACCTGGACATCGACTCGGGTGACATCTTCAACAAGACGTCAGACACCGTCTGGACACTCACGGGGAACGCCAACTTGAGTTTCGCGCAGCAGGTCGACGACACCAACGTGAGCCCGACCAACATCACCTACGCGGGAGACGCCACGCCAGGCGAGCTCACCGCCAACGCCGTCTGGCGGATCCGGCAGATCAGCCAGTTCGCGGATGGGGACATCTCGGTGCTCTGGGCCGATGGCAACTCGAACTTCGACAACATCTGGGACGACCGACTGGGGCTGAGCTACTCATGAGCCTGCGCGAGATCGACCTTGGCCACGGTGTTGGGGTGACGCTGGCGCGACTCCAGGCGAATGCGCATGCTCACGTCGTCTACCTGGTGCAGTGGATGGAGGATGGCGCGACCGACGTCGAGGCGCTATCGATCCTCGAAGGCACGGTCGAGTACCTCAAGGCTCAGATCGCAGCACGCGGTGGCAAGGCAGCCAGGATGTTCGAGGTGCTCGACGATGAATAGGCGCGGCTTCCTCTACTCGATCAGCATCATGGCGATCGCCGCTCGACTGGCGGTGCCGCCGAAACAGCTCGACCAGGTCGCCCTGTACTTCGATGGCAACCCGCTGATCCAGACCACGCCCGACGGGATCCAGATCATGGCCAACCGATACTCGCGAGCGCTGGCCAGATCGATGGAGCTGCACCCGTGGATCCACGCCGCCGACGGGAAGTACAAACGGGTGATTTACCCCATAGCATGGCAAGGGCCTACCCTCGAAGACGTCGCCAGTGGACGCACAGAGAGCCCGAATCCCGCTGAACCACTGAGGATGACCGAATGAGACTGATACCCGCGATCCTGACCGCTGCGCTGCTGATGACGGCATCGAGCCTGGCATGGGGCGCCAACCGGCCGATCAGCTTCGAGTGGGACAACCCCGTCGAGAACGTGAGCGATGAGCCCCTCGATGCCAACGGCGACGGCGATCTGAGTGAGGGCCTGACCGGGTACAACATCTACCTCGTGGCCTGCACCGAGATCCTGCACTCCGACACCAACGACGCCTGCGCCGGGGTGGCGAACAACCAACACCTCGACATCATGGTGGCCGACATCGAGCCATGGGATAACCTGGCCTGGTCGGGCTCCTTCAACCTGCCATTCAACCCGGTAGGCGCCGATCGACAACCGACCTCGCAGCACTGCTTCATTGCTACCGCGTACTGGCGTGGGCCAGTCGAGCAGGAGGACGGCACCCTGATCACCGAGACGCACGAGTCGACCAACTCGAACGTCGTCTGCAAGGCCTGGACTCGACGCACGCCCAAGCCGCCACGCAACAATCGACGGGCCCAGTAATGGAGCTCACCACTCACGACGTGCCGGCGCTCGATGCCAACGACAACCCGATGCGCGGCTGGATGGTGATCGATGACCATGGCTCGATCGAGTACCGACCTGGCCATCACGTCGGACACACCGAGCCCTTCACCCAGATCCAATACGACAACTGGCTGAAGCATGCGCACTCCAGCTCAGAGCACTGGCCGATCGTCGGACTGGTGCGCCCCTGGAATGGAGGTGGCGGCGTGGACGTCACCATCGAGCCCGACTGCGGTGAGGTGCTCATGCCGGTCAGGACCAAGGATCACGATCGCGGCCAGGGCCTCTACGCTGCATTCGAGCGTGGCCACCGAGTCGCTGGTGTCTACTACCCCCGCTCATGGACCCGACCGTCGACGCGCGAGCAGTACCAGCCTGGTTGGGAGGATCCCCGATGCTGACCATCGAGGTCGATGAATACGTCCAGGCGTCCGTTGACCGCATCGAGGCCGCCGTTGCCCGTAACGCCGTCGATGGGCCACCGAGGGCATGGTTCTACCCGTCGGAGGTCGGCAAGCCCGACGAACGAGACGATGGCATGCCGAGTGCGGGTGAGCCAGGTGAGACCCCCGTGATCTACGAGACGGTGTGTCTGGGCTGCACCCTGGCCGGCGACGTCTCGATGCTGATAGAGGTGGTCACTCACGACCTGGTCAACGCGATCCTGGCCGCAGGCGCCCCGAAACATGTGCCGCCCCTTCGACTGTACTGGCGGGCCCGGCCGAAACTGATAGCGCCACCGTATGCTCGTGAGCAGCTCCCCGAGGAGACCGAGCCCAACATGTGGGCCTACCGCATGCGCCTGGCACTCACCGACCTGGCCGGCAAGCAGTATCGCCTCGGTGGCATCGTCAAGGTGGAGGGCGCCTCGATGGCCATGCTCGACACGTCCAACATTCAGATAGGGCGCGCATGAGGCTCGACGACATCACCCTGGCCAACCCCCCGTGGACGGGCCAATTCATGGATCCCGATGAGGATCTCGATCGCCCGTTGCTGGCGCATGCCGATGGACTACTGAAGGCCGCCGCCGAGTCCGGGGAGATCGATGAGCCCGAGGGGACCGTCATCGTCCAGATCAGTGCCACGCTGTGCCGGCGGATCGCCTGGCAGATGAGGGAGGCAGACCGGGTCATCAGTTCGCGGGACACGGGCGTGTTCATCCTGGGTGCCGGCATCGGTACGGTCGTCGGCGTGGCCGTCATGGGCATGATCGGGGTGATGACGTGAATTGTCCCAAGTGCCACCTGGCCATGCGCCTAGTCGCTGGCGTGGACGTCTGCGTGCGCTGCGGCAACGGCCCGCCGAGTCAGGTCTGTGCCGCCCCGTACGATCTCAACGTCACCGAGGTGGACATGGACCAACCGCACGGTGAGCTGTACATCGACTGCGACGGCGATCCGCACTTCATCTGCCATACGCCACCCAACGTCGACTTCGAGGGCCTGCGCACCGCGATCGAGAAGTGGATCATGACCCTTGAGGATCAGATCGAGCGCAAGGACGAGTGCCCGTTGTCCGATCCCACGGCCGACCTGGTCACGGGGGTCAAATGATCTTCGAGCACCACTGGGACGGGATGCCGGGGGCTGAGATCCTCGACCACATGTTCGCCACGCGGGAGCCGCACTCGCATCGACCTGAACTGATCGACTTCGGCCGCGCTCAGATGCACCACGGGTTCGCAGCGCATGCCGCGCAAAGGCTGGGCACCGACAACGTCCGATACTGGGGCAGCGCCTTCAACGAGGACCAGACGTGCTCCGGATCTGCGCTACGGGCCTGGCCAAACAGTGCGAGTGCCCGTGCTGCCATTGAGGCACCCGGCCCGTGGATCCCTGGGTTTCCCCACATCCATGGCTGGACGCCCGGGGCGCGGTGCATGGTCACGTGTCTCCAGGCACCCGATGACGGCGGCGACCTGGTGATATTCGATGGCGATCTCCCGTTCACCTTCCGCCCGATCCCGGGCACCTCGATCACCTTCCCCATGGGCAGCGACGATGCGCTGGCGCACGGGGTCCGACCTGTCAGGGGTCAGCGCTACCGCATCATGCTGGTGGCGGTGTCGATCACATAACTGGAGCCTAAGATCATGAAGTACTACTGCCGCGTATCCCACAGCGTCAAGGATCAGGTCGTCGAGATCGGCGTGAAGATCCAGCGCGAACCGTTCAAGCGAGCTACGGCCATGGACGTCGAGGTCGAGGCCAACCGCTCCGAACAGGCGTGCATGAAGGCCTTGCGCGAATCGCTGATCCTGGAGGATCCGGCACGCGGGAGCCCGACCAAACGTCGCGTCCTGGACCCGGCCAAACCGCCGGACAGTTTCACGAAAGAACAAGCCCGAGAAGCCATCAGAGGAGCACGCTAATGCCTGGAGGAGCTGGAGGTTCGAGAGCCAAACGAGAGGCGCAGCACAACGAGAGCGATCACACCCACCACAAGGGTGAAGGGGTCGCGACTCGCCGCAACCGCGTCCAATCCAAGAAGCTGGACGAGATCATGGGCCACATCAATCGTGGCAGGGGGAAGCGATGAATCTATCAGCACTGGCACTGACCGGCTTCGCCGCCGCCCTGATCACGCTGACCGGGTGCAACCCCGAGGTGGTGGAGGTCGACATCGCGCAGAAGGACTTCTTCGAGTGTGGTGCGGCCAACACGCTGGTCGCCTGCCCGGTCGGCAAGTCCCCTGATCCAGCAGTACACGGAGATTGTCGAAGTGTGGGTGATGG